AATATATAAGGTTTGTTCCACTTACCAACATTAACATTTAAGTAATAAGCAATGTGGAAGTAGTCAGTCTGGCTATCACTCTCGTCAAACCAATCAGTACCTTTCATAGCCTTAATCAACTCATCGAAGAATTTGCCGATAGCACCTTTGTTATCCCCAACATAGTGGTTACAAACTTGGTAATGACCATTTGTGATCTCATAGGCTTGTGTTCCTTGCTTCTCAGCTCTTTCAATTCGGCTCTTGTTAGCGTCACCGATAAAGTCTAAGGCACCCGCTTTAATATTAACAACTAGGGTCATGTGATGCTTAACACCGATAGAACCTTTAACGCCATACTTCTTAAGAACCGCTTTGATTGAAGGAGCTAATACTTTTTTTTCTGCTTGTGTAATACAGGCCATATTGATAATCCTTATATTTGTTTAACTTATACATTATAATTGAATGATTAAAACGAGTTTGTCAAGCGATTACTTTACATAATCGCAATCTTTTTTAAAGACCATATACAAGTCCACCACCAACAGGCTTTGTATGTAACACATTGCCACGTGCAAAGTTTCGTGTTGGACTACTCCAACTTGCTGGTTTTAAAATATCACCTTGCTCAAACTTTTCATCGTCTGTAGTCATTACAACAAAACCCCAAACACCGCCACGTGGATCTAGTATTTTAGTATACTTTCGACCTACTGTAGTAGAAAAGCTATGATCTGGTAAAGTTGGGTGCCTATCATCCAACCTACTTGTAAGTAATGTTGCTAGATTTTCAATACCCATTTTTAATTCATTATTCATAATTATTCTCCATAATATAAAGTTTTTATTTGTAAGTCTCGACTCGAACTGACCAATAAGGGTTTCCAAAAAGTAATGCTAAATCAGGATTGTTAGGCCAAACATTATCTCCACACGTGTAATAAGCCTCACCGATATACTTATCTGCATTAGGCTCATTATAATTTGTAAGATCGATGAATGCTTGTGCATCGGCTTCTGTGTGAAATTTATGATTTTTTACTGAATGTGACATACTAAACTCCTTGGTTTATAACTATCATTAACACATTAAAGAATTAACGTCAAGAACTATTTCGCCCAAACAGCAACAAAACCAAACATTTTTCTTTTGTCTTTTTTTCTAGGGTCGGTATCAACAGCAGTATTACCATCTCTATCAATCACTAAAACGTGACCATCGACACGAGCAACAAAGGCGATGATGCCTTTATCTTTAGCGGCGATTTTTCTGATCTTTGCTCTAGCGGCTCCAACAGTAGTTGCTCCACCTAAGGCAGAGAAACGACTACGAACAGCAAAACCATTACGACGTAAAGTTGCGTCCCAAACGTTCCTACCTGTTCTGTCGTTCCACGTAGTGCCTGACACACCGAAGAATTTCAAAGTAGCACTAGCACATGGGGTTTTTACTAAAACAGTCATTGATTCTTTTTTCTCTCTTGATTACACTTATTATTAACACAAAAAGAAAGCTTTGTCAAGGTTTTTGTTTGTTTAAATTCTAATCGCCTGTTTTGCAATTTCATTATATTCTACAGTGTCGATAGTGTCTTCTACAAAAACTCGAAGCTCTTTAATTTTATCAATTATAGCGTCTAAATCAAATCCAGCATCACCTAATGATCCCATAAGAAATTCAATCTTATTATCTTTATAGTCATAATCAGATGTGTTTTTAAGATTTTGATTAGTGTCCTGCATTGCAGTGTCACACAATTCAGCTATCATATCAATGTCTGATAGAACTAGAGCAAGGTCTTTTTGAAGGGCAATCATTTGAAACTCCTTTTGTTTACACTTATTTTTAATGTAAATAAAAGGAGATGTCAAGTGCTAATGTAAGAAAAGGAGAAATTAATCCCCTTTTCTTTATTTGTTATAGTATGCTACATTTACCATTGATGTTATTAATCAATTGTCTCTGACCATTTTCATATAGTAAGCAACACGTCTGCGTCCAAGAACTAGGTCCTCTATTATATCCCATGTCTAACTGTGACAAAGTTCCAACTCTGAACACACCACGTTGAATTGCCGCTGTATGATTATGACCAGTAACACAATCCCCATAGATTCTTTCTAATGAGTTAAGAGCGGCTTTAGCACCATTCAAACCTAAGTCACCATGTGATCCACATTCAACTCCTGCAATGATTGACGAATCGTCTCGTTGTAAGTAATGCCAATGCGATGGAGACTCTTTACCCACTACGTCAAAACCTCTTTGAAGAATGTCTTCGTCTTCGAATAGAGCTGTTGCAATCTTCAAAGATATTAAATGGTTTTCGGCATCAAATACATATCTACCTTCTTTTAGGTATCGGTCAAGGAATTCGTCGTGATTTGATTTTACGATAAAGACATCTTTAGCCTTTGTCGTATCACTGATACTTTTAACCAAGTCATATGTGTATTCTAACTCACCTACTAATTTACCCATTCCATCTTCACTGCGTTTACTTTTCTCAGAGATGTCACGAATATGGTGTGAAATACTGTAACCATCAAATATGTCATGTAAGTAAAGTGAACGAAGATCCATAGTAGCAAATAAAGTTGCGAACATACCAATGGCGTCTTCATCAGCTTGTACGCCGTGAATATCTCCCATAATCGCATTTACTGGAACTCGCTTAGTCTTTTTATTATGACTGTACTGTTTACCCATATCAATGAACGAACCATCGTCTTCACATTGGATTTGTCTGAAATGGAAGATGTCATCATCCTCAATTTCAATAATGACAGCACCCATTTGATGATCATGGCCTGCAATATATGAAATGCGCTTAGACACGAATGTCTCACTGTAGTAGTTTGGTAAAGTACAAGACCCAGGTGTCATAATAGAATAGTTTTTATCTCTGTTATTACCAGAGGGAATGTATTCTAAAAACTGCTTGGGACTAGCAAAGACATATGAACCTTCACGTCTACCTAAACGAGAAAGACCTGTAATAGGTTTAACTTGTTTTGCAGACACTTGGATGCTACACAAAGAAATATTATTATTCAATGGTGTATCTTCTTGAACAAATAAATATTTGTCACTATTAAACTCTTTGTCAAACACAGCAGTTTTCTTTTCAAAGCTGTTGGAAATACTTTCCGCTGGCATGATGACAATTTGTCCGTCGTTTTCTTTACAAAATTTATTCATGGTTTTCAAGAAGCCTGTGTGTGCAGTTGCACCAGCTACCGCTGTAGTAACAACGTAGATGCGCTTCTCAGATGTTGATGCACTTTTATTTTCTGAAAACATGTTATCAACAGAAGAAAAGTGTTCGTTTAAAAACTCTTCGTTTGTATCTCGCATGTACTCATGTAAGGTTTCAACTCCTCCAAATGTTGTGCGTAAAATATCTCTTGAGATTTCAAACTCTAAGAAGTCTTGTCGCACTGGAAGACGTTTTTCTTTTTTAACAATCGAACGATAAACAGATAGAATGTGATTCTTTTTCTCTGCTTTTAGCTGTTCCCTTTCGATTTCTTGTTTTGTTTTTTCTGTCACGTTTCACTGACTCCGTAATAATTTATACATAAAAACATAGTATCAGATATTCTGATTAATGTAAAGAACTTAATTTGTTGTTCTTATAGTTTATATATACACATACAATGAACTTGGAATAGCACTATGATGGACAAAGAACACAAAATTCGAATAGAGCTTTTGATAGAAAACCAACGTGATGCATTAAAAAATAATCAATTCGATTTTATATTATACGATAAAGGTGGTGGCGGAGAATTTATATCTAATCTTATAAATAAATATTCTCCAAACTATAACTACTACTTTAAACACAAGATGCACACTGATATAAACAAGTGTGTGCTAAACATAAATCATTGGAACATGCTGTGTGTGGCTATAAAAGGTTGGGATAATTATACTGATTATCATCAACAGCAAAATTTTAACGATGATTATTATTCTTTAGATGCTTATGTAAACCTTGGTGGTCGTTTAATGACTAGAGCGCATGACATTTTTCCAGATTATATGACACCAGATAACACATATTACTTGAATTATCATGCCAATAATCATTGGCAAGAATACAGATTACAAGTATGTAAAATAAAATTAAAAGATCACCAGACTTGTCTAACTGGCAAAAGGCATCATTGTTACGGCAGTTGGTTTAGCGAGGAGCAGGCATTAGAAGTGTCAACAAGTTTAGCTATGGATGATGTTTTAACAAAGGGATACCTTGAGGAAATATTCAATATAACTGACGAATCTTTTCATAAGCAGTTAATAAGTTGGCACAGAAAAAATCTAAAGTTGTTGGCTTATAAATAACATTTTGGAGTAAACATCATGGCAGAGTTTTTTGACTTTGGTTTCACAGCCGTAGACGAAGATGAATTAGAAATAGTTAAGGCACAAATAGATACCACTGGTACTATTGTCGATGAACTAGCACGTGTACAAGCCAAGCTTGATGCGCTCTATAACGCATTCACACCACTATTAAACAATTTAAAAAGCAATCCACAAAAAGAATACATCTTGTGGCCTGATCGTTTAGCTAAAGTGGAAGCATTCGAAGACCACCTACAAGAAATTTATAGTAAGGAAACATAAGAATGATATTAACCTTAGATCAAGTAAAGCATATTCTTAATGGTAAAGATCAAGAGGAAATGGAATCGTGGCATAAAGCACTAGAAAGCATTTTACCTGAATATGACATTAACACCCCAGAACGTATTGCAGGTTTTATGGCACAATGTGCCCATGAGTCAAATAATTTTAAAGTGTTAGAAGAGAATTTAAATTATTCAGCTAATGGACTTAATAAGATTTTTCCAAAGTATTTTGAACGTGCTGGTAGAAATGCAGAAGAATACCACAGACAACCTGAAAAGATTGCCAATATAGTTTATGCAAATCGCATGGGTAATGGTGATACTGAGAGTCGTGAAGGATGGTTATTTCGTGGAAGAGGTATAATACAATTGACCGGGAAGAATAATTACACTGCCTTTGGTAAAGATAAAAATGTAAATCTTTCTCCTGAAGAAGTTGTTAAGTATCTTGGCACGCATCGTGGTGCATTACGTTCAGCCGCTTGGTATTGGAATTCTAGGAATATAAATGTGCCAGCAGACGCATGTGATGTTAAGAGAATGACCAAGCTTGTTAATGGCGGAACAATAGGTCTTGAGGATCGTATTAAACATTACACTCACATATACCACATATTGACAGGTAAAGATCCTGTTATAACAGAGACAAAAGCGTCTACAACAATTAAGAAAGGTTCTAAAGGAGCCTTAGCCGCTAAAGTTCAAAAAGCATTAGGCATAACCGCAGATGGTGATTTCGGAAATGGTTCTGTTAAAGCTTTAAAGGCGTGGCAGACATCTAATGGACTAACGCCTGATGGTATGGCAGGTCCTGCTACACAAGCAAAACTATTCGCATAAACAAAAAAGGCTAGTATTTCTACTAGCCTTTTTTTATTGCATATTGTTTACTTTAGTCTTCGTTAGCCAAAGATTTAAAGTGTGCCATAATATCGTCTTCATCATCTGCTGATGCAACTTCTGCTGTTTGCATTTGGACTGGCTCTGATGTTTTCATACGAGCTGGTTCTTCAGTCGTATCCAATGAAACTGTATCTTTAACAGTCCTAGGTGCTTTCTCACCTAGTACAAGATTAAGACGCGCTTTTAATTCATCGTATGTTTTAAAGTTTTCAGGACTTACCCATTCATCCAACACATGTTGCTTATCAAATACAGCTTCTAATTTAGTATCATCGCCGTCAAACAGTGGTGATGGTGATTTAAATACTGATGAATCATAGTTGGGATATTTATCTATCATCTTAATCTTAATGACAAAATCGCCACCATCCCACACATCAAACGGATCCATAGGCTTTTCATCTGGATATTTAGGTGTCATTGTATCTAAAATTTTATCCATGATTTTCTTACCAAAACGATATAGTTTTATTTGGCCTTCATTCTCTGGATTAGCTGGGTCACTTACAATAAGAACGTTTGTTACATAACGCAAGTTACGCTTACGCTTACGAACAATGTCTTTGTCTGACTCTATGCCAGAGTTCCACAATAAAGAATTAGCTTCTGCGATTGCGTCTTGCTGGCCTATAGTTGTTAATGATTTCTCTATGTACCACTGACCTGTAGGTCCTTTAAAAGCATGATCCCAGTATTTTGCCCAATAGCTTTCGCCTTGACCTTTTAATCCTGGTAGAAAACGAACTACTGCGTAACCATTTCCAGCTTTATCTCGCTGAGGATACCAAAAGCGATCATCTTTACTGTTTGTTGTTCCGCTTGGTGAAGCGTTGGCTTTAGCCGCCATGTCCTTTAAATCTGGACGATTGTTTTTTAGTTTTGCGAATGACATATGTGTCTCCATTTATATTTTTAGGTTTATATTACGTGTTTACCATATAGGCATAGTATAGTAGTTTAGTCTTTATGTAAAGTCTTAATTTTCTCCTTATTAATTAATTTTTGTTTTAACAGTGATCTATATCGGCAACGTGTTTATTTTTGGTGCGTCTAAGCAATTTAGACTTCTTGCTTCCGCCTCAATCTTATCTTTGACAATACTGTTAACATACTTACCGACATCCTCAAGTTCAATTTGATTGTCATTACATATGTCTACAATAGCATCTATGTAACTAACTCGTTTTTCGTGTACAGATCGTTCTACCATTATAGAGAACTCACTTTTGTTTAAAAATTGTTTCAATGTATTACTCTCTATCTTCCATTCCAGTTTCATAGACCATACCCATATCTGGATAGTAGACACCATGCGTTCTCTTCGGAGTTCCATCTGCTTTAAATGACATATGAGTACAAGAGTATTTGATACTACCAGTTCCATGCTCACCAATCTTGTGATCTACATAGACACCTTTAGTTAGATACGTATTCAAATTACTTACGTAAGTATAGCAAATGTTATATTTGTTTCTTTCTACAGCATCTTTACTGTCCTTATACAACTTCATACTAATCAACAATTCTTTTTGTGTCTTTAACCACTGTCTCACATTCTTTAATGACAGTTCATGCTCATCAGGTAATGCAACAACATCAGGATGAAATTGTGTGTGCTTAACAGGTCCTTTAGCTTCTCTAGCTTTTGCCAGACGCGCTATGGCTTCGGCGTGTTGTTCTTCAGTCATAGGTTTGCGCTTCTTACGAATCTTAGTTCGTTTAACATCAATACCTAATTCTTTGAGTGCCGCATTTTTCTTTGCGTCTCTTGTAGCTTTAGATTTAGCATTTTTTCTAGCGAGTTCTGTTTTAGACATTGTTTTTCGCATAGCCATAATAAAGTTCTCCAATATTGTATATTCTTACTATAGCATACAATTTAGATAATGTAAACAGTTAATTTATATCTCCATTAAGCTTGACTAGTTCAGTTTCACCATTCTCAGGATTTTTCTTAGTTCTTATGAACCCATTATCAGAAAGATATGTTATAGTATGTTCAATACTATCTAGCTGTTTTATCTCTTCTTTCCATTTCCCTAGAAAGTAACTTACTGCGCTAATTCCAATAAGCAATGCGCCAACAATAAAATTTGTGTCTAAGTCTACCATTTACTATTCCTTCGTTCTCATACAATTATTTATATGTGTTTAAAATATCAGTTGTACGTTTTTATCAGTCAAAAAACTTGTAACATCCTCAGAGTTAAATTGCAACCATTTTTTATTTTTAATATCCCATGCTACAACTAAACTAGTAAATTCAATCCATCCACTATGTACGAGGTCGTGCAATCCTGGATACTTTGGGCAATCATTAGTTGATACGATGTTTGAATCTAAAGTAAAAAGTGATGTATGCACTTCTACTTTATTCTTATTCAATTTTGAAACCCATCTCGTTTCAGTAAAGGTCACTTCAACAACAGCTTTTGAAAGCACCTCTCTCATTTGTTCCGCATTCATATCATTTTCCTTTCTTTAAATTTACTCAACTTCGTTTAACCCAAATTCTCGATCTAGGTATTTCCATTCAACTTTAGTAGGGTTCCATTGTTCTAACTCTGCAAAGATCATATCTTTATCCAAAGAACTACAGGTGTATACATCTAGTTGTACAAGTGCAGGCTCTAGGAGTTCCCATATGTGTATTGCAATATGGCTAGTTTCTATCGCAACTAAACCAGTTATCCCTTCGTTACCTGGCACATCTACATATGCTGTAATAGGTCCTTTGGCAACTTTCATGCCAATTTTATCTACTAACATAGTAAGCCAATTTTGTACCCAAACTTCGTCTTTTGGAGGGTTTAAAACTTCAGCACGAATAATTAAATGCTTGTGTTCTATTAATTCCATATTACTTACCTTTGTTTCGTCTAATCTTAGCATACAACCTTTGTGTAGTATCTGCAACAATATTCTTTACAGTACGTCTACGAATACGCGCACGTTCAGACTTAGAAATACGTAAGGCTTTAATCTTTTCTTTTTCAGAACCCCATGCAAAATTCATATCTAACCCCTTACAATGGATAGTGGATCAATAACTATCAGCGCAGATGTCAATACTATTGCTAGTGCAATAATCACGAAAGGCAAGTCTATATTAATTCTTTTCATATTCAATCCCAATCTTTATCATGGCGTGTGGTTTCATGCGCAATTTCTCCATAATGCGCATCAGCATATTCAACTGAGTCTGTCCAGTAAATTTCGTCTAAGTTTTCGAGTAACCCATCTTCTGTCGTATTACAATAATCTCTATAAGCTTCTTCAAGTTTAAAATTGCTGCGAATATACGATATGTATTTCTTATCTCGCTTCAATGCAGAAGAGTACAGTTTGAGTCCTCTAAACAGGTATTTACTATGCATGATTATCTTTCACCTTTATCCTCAAGTTGTTTTATTCTTAATTGCATCCAGTCTGCAACAACATTTTCTGTTTTACGGATAGGTAGCTGTGTATCCACTGAGGCTTTAAGAGTAGACAAAGCTATCCTCAGTCCAAATAATTCTGACCATTCCAAGCTAGTTTTACTCATGTCTCAGTATAGATCGGTTTAGAGCTAATAGTAGTATGATAATCACAATCGTCTCTAAAGTCTATCGTAACTGTTTCACGAACAACCTGTGTGTCATTGTATCTATAGACTACTACTTCAGCGGTCAATGCATGTTCATCATAGGCTTTTATTATTTCTAATGCCAAAGCATCATGGTCTAGTGTTTTTGTCATAATCGTTCCTATTCTTATTATTGTTGTAACATAAATTAATGTAGTTGTAAAGCTATATTTTTATCGTTAGCAAGTGTCTGTACATAGTTCACCATTAGGCTTAGAGCCAGTTCCATCTACACCATTATTACAACCAACACTGGCAATTAATACTGTAGCTATCATTACGTATGTACCCCACTTACACCACTTAATAAACAACACATACGCATCCTCGGCTTGTTTCTGAGCCTGTTTTCTTTGCTTCTTATCAAATGCTTTACTCATTATGCAACCCACATAGTTTCTGCATCTAAAACCTCAGCGGTTTCATTAGCGGCTTCCAGTGTATTGAATAACAAATCATCAACTTTTTGTTCACGTTTCCAATACTTTTTTATGTTACCACTAAAAGTGATGTGTTGAACAGTTTTTCCATTTTTTATTAAGATGTACGGCATTATAAAAAGTCTCCTAACGTAACTTCAGTAGATACAACATCAATTCTAGCTTTAGCAATCTCTAGGTAGTTTTCGTCTAGTTCAATACCAATGAAGTTAAAACCACCTAGCTTTGCACCACGTCCTGTAGAGCCACTACCCATAAACGGATCAAGTGTTGTACCACCTTTTGGTGTTACCATAGTTACAAGGTAACGCATAAGGTCTGTAGGTTTTACAGTAGGGTGGTTGTTCTGTGTGGGCGTCCAACGTCCATATGGATTGCCATCTTCACCATTATCTGCTTTCTCTGCATGGTTTGGTCTGAACTCAGAAGACGCTGTGGCCTTTGGTGTAAAGTTCTCTAGCCCATCATTACGATCTTTCTTAGATGTCTTTGGAACATAGAAGAAACGTGCGGCTGAACCATCATCATTTCTTTCAACCACAACGCCTCTACGCAATGGCACATTTACCCCACTTTCTCCAATTGGAGCATTGCCATTTGATCTGCCACTTTTAGTGTTAGGAAACCCACTCGTAACTTCCTCAGAACCATCGTGAATAAAGTTTGCGGGGAATCTACCTGAATTATTTGGTATAGTCGTGCGGCGATCTGGTTCTGTCGCAATAATTTTACCACCATTGCCACCATTTATACCCTCCCTAAGATGTGAGTTCAGTGCAAGATTACTTCCATCACCAACAGTGATATGTGCAACTCGACTAGCATCAATATTGATACCACCAGTGCCATATTTCAATACATTCTTGGCAACAGTCTTTTCTCCTAGTGGTTTACGTGCAACTGTAATAGGTTCTAATGCAGGTTTGAGTGCAGTACCCCAACCTTCCCATTGTTTGGCTTCATCGGTGACTGGGACGTCAGAGTATGTATTCCACTCTGTGACGTTCCTCTTTTGCGCTCCCTGCTCAACATTTGATTTGGTCATTCCGCTTCCATTGTGCTTCCCAATTATCTCACGTTCAGCACCAGCCATTTTATCAAGAGACTTGCTGATATTGTGAGACTTAGGAAATCCACTACCATACACCCATGCAATCATATCCCTGATTTCAAAACCAGCATCCTCAATACGAACTGCCATACGATGCTGTGTTCGTGTGCCAGCAAATGCTAATAGATAACCACCTGGTTTGAGAACTCTTAACGCTTGTTCCCAAATCTCTGTAGACGGAACATCGTAGTCCCACTTCTTACCCATGAAATCAATTCCATAAGGTGGATCAGTGACAATGCTGTCTACTGAATTATCATCAAGGTCTTTTAGTCGATCTAAGCAATTGCCTAGCATAAGTTTCACGTCAGTCATTATAAAAAGTCTCCAAGTAGATTCGCATTTTGTATGCGCTCTTTTGCAATATTGTAGTAGTCTTTGTCAAGCTCAATACCAATAAAGCTTCGGTTTAGGTTTTTAGCGGCTACACCTGTTGTTCCACTACCCATTGTGAAGTCTAAAACTGTTTCACCCTCGTTGGTGTAGGTCTTGATTAGATACTCCATTAATGCTACTGGCTTTTGTGTTGGGTGTACTCTTTTTTTATCTGTGTTTATTTCAATAGTGTTAAATGGAAACCTCTTTGTAGTATCTTTTTCTTTATGCTTGTATTCTCCATTCTTATGATTTACATTAAAAACTTCTGTTGTTTTTGAGGCTTTTGGGATTTTATACTTCTTTCCATCTGACATTTGAGGATTGTAAACCATTATGTCATTTATCTTGTCACTACCTTTTGGAAAGTTTCTCGCATAACCATTAGAAAAAACAATAACATCTTCAATATTATTTAATGGCTGAAATGATGCTTGTGGAAAATTAGACTTTGTATCTTTTTTCCATATCCAATCATATTTAAACATATTTAAATTTGAGCATCTTAAAACACTTGAAAATGGTTCTTTTCCGAATAATACAATCGCGCCGTTCGGTTTAATTAGTCGCTTCAAATGATCCCACATAGGTTCAAAAGGAATAACAATATCCCATTTACAAGCTGTAGTTCCATATGGTGGGTCTGTCAGCACTAAGTCAACAGAACCATCAGGTATAGTCTTCATTAGTTCCAAGCAATCGCCTTGTAGTAGTTTCACTTATCATCCTCTTTAACAAACACACCATCAACCATTCTACCTTTACGATCTTTAATATCGTTATAGGCAACTTCAAGACATTCATTTAAAGTTAAGTTATTACGTTCCATAATATTGATAAGGACAACCATCATATCACCGATGTCGTCACGAATGTCTTTACCTTTACAAATATTATCAGACAACTCACCAGCTTCTTGTATGAGCTTTAGGTACTGATCTTTGTCTGAACTTCCATCAATCAAATTACGATCATAATGCCATTGAATTATACTATTGATTGTATCTTGTAATTGCATTATACATCCGCTCCTAATTCATTAACCATAGTAGATTCAATACGATCTGCCATGATCTCATATTCCTCAGCAATTAGACTAATCTCTTCAAGAATAGTGTAACGGCTTTTTCCGAAAAGTGCTGAACGGCGATGCAGACTTCGCATGCGCTTTGCCATTTCTGTCACTGTTTGAATGTCTGTCATAATAAAACTCATCTTTCTGTTTATGTTTATAATATGTGTCTACACGATAACTTGAGAGGTGTCAAGATTTTATTCCGACAGATCCTTCTGCCCATTCTTTACATTCTTCAAATGTTTCAAATGCGTTAGATAGATTTGGTATACAAACGAACCATGTATTTTCTGAATAATCATCTTTAAAGATGTCCACTGGTTCAATCGAATTAGTTGCTTTGAACCATGTTTTAGGGCTTTCAATAAATTCCATCATAGCATATTCTCCTATGTCAATATACATATCTTATAGAATAAAATGATGGTGTTGTCAAGCACTAATATTGATTGATGTCGGTTAAGGACTCGAACCTTAAAACTATTTAGTATGACGCCTGTGATACTAATAATAAAGTCTAGCAAACCTGCACCGACCACAATTACTTTTAATTAGTGTAAAGCAGTTTTAATACATGCTTAGGTATTATGACTTGTCAAGTTTTACTATCTAGGAAATCGTAGGCTTTCAGGATGATGTGACTCAGGAGCTGACAGAAAAACAGCATCACCGATAGCATTGTTATTATTATTTATCACAGGCGCATCAAGTTTAGCTCCATCGTTATTGGCATTAAATTGTGTTAGTTTACTATTGAATATTTCTGCTTTTAGTTTTTCTCGTCGTTCTTTTAATCGGGTAGAAAATTCTTGCTCTAAATCACTATTCAACATATAAGAACCACTTCCAGTCGCTCTAACTTTAGCTAATCTCATATCAGCTCGAAGGTCTTTAATGTTATTAATGTCTTTTATGATTTCACGGATATCGCTGGTACTGTTAATTAAATCATTATTATGTTGTCGTGAATGTGTTAACCCTAATGCTTTTGCAACTCCTTCAGGAAGCCGATCAATGAAATACTGTGGACTTGGAATAAGGTCTTGTATGAAAAGAGCAAACTTGTTTATCTTTTCCATCATAGTAGTCTTTTCTCTATCCTGTCCATCCTTAGTGAAATTCTTTAAAAGTGCCTCTAATATTGTATTGACAGGAGAATATACTATTTCAAAGGCAACGCCAGCCATACTAGACACATTCTTTCCGAAACCATTCAGTGTCTTCCAGTTATTCCACCATGTAGTCCATGCGGCTTTTGATTTAATTTTTTCGTCTTCAGTTCCAGTCCACCCAAGACCAGTTGTTATAGATGTGATTGCCTCACCCGTCTTTTCAAATGGAATTTGAATAAGGTCTTTAATTAATTGATTGAAGTCGAGTGTTTCTATTCCACCTAAAATTTTAGTTAATAGGTTTTTATCTTTATTAATAGTAACATTACCATCTTTATCTGTTATTAAATAATCTTTTGGTAACAGTTTTTTGATAATAAAAATAGGTATATTTTTTAGCACGTTTGCAAACTCTCCAAAGAAAGAGCCAAGAGTTCCGCCTACCAAACCACCTGTACCAGCAAATAATTTATCAACAATACCTTGTTCGTCTTCCATCTCTTTTCTGGCGGTTTTAATACCATCAAATACAGAAAGGATTGCGGCAAGCGGTTTTACAAACCTAACAATGTTTAGCAACATTCTATTATTTTTAATCGCTTCGAATACTGGTTTTAGTTTTTCTATCGCACTTTTTACTGTTTTGGTAGGCATAACATTTTTAATCATTCTGTTTATGTCACTAAAAAAACGAACTAAGGCACTTTGAGGTTTTTGTTTTTGAGTAAGCGAACTTTCTCTTGCATCTGCTAAATTAGTGACCTGTCCAAGTTTAACTAGCTCTCCACTCTTTGTTTTCAACCCCCTTGCAATATCACCTGGAGTCACTCGTCTTAAAAAGGGGCTAAAACGTTTTTCTACCGAATCCTCGATCAACTTAACATTTTTAAAGACTTTATCGTATATGGATTTTCCAGGAGCTACAACAAGGTCTGTTGCTAATCTTGCTGGCAAGAGGAATAATTTGTTCATACCTTTTGTAAATTTATTTAGATCTTTTATAGAAGGACCTAAACCTTCAGTAGCCAATGCAAACGCTCCAGCAAATGCAACAAGCGAACCTATACTACTGAACAAACCTTTAAAAGGATTACCAAATACAGCTAAACTTTTACCATTACTACTACTTCTACTACTAGTGTTCGTATCTGGTTTAGGTTGTTTATTTTTCTTATTGGCCTCAAGTAAAGCTTCACGATTCTTTAATGCGTCGCCTTCCATCTTTTCAAGCAACGCTCTTATGGTACTAGACAAGTTTTTAACTGCATCTGTTGTGCTGTGTTGTTCTCTTAATTGTTTATCGTTATCAGCACGTAATTTTAATATTACGTCATTGAGTGTTGCATCAGCCATGTTAGGCGTTCCTTTGTCTTTCTGCTTCTTTTTCTTCTTTCAAATAATCCATTAACATATTCAAGTAGACTTCTCTTTCCCACGGAATCATTAGTTCTATTTCAGTCAATGAGTAACTATGATGTTGCATCAATTGAAAGTTTGTTCCGTAATAATTCACCAAGTTGTCGTGAGAAAGGCATATTAAAAAAAATCTGCCAGACCTTCTAAAACAATTTCGTTGGCATGTTTACATTTGTTACAATCGAAATTGACTGTGTGAGATAGTTTAGGCATAGATTCAATGTAGGCACTTACTTTAGAAAACTGGTCTTTAGTCATAGAGTCAATAAAGTCTGACACTTCTTTTTTTGGTACATCAGATGTCACAATTCTTTCTTCTTCTGTGACGATTGCACTAATACATTTAGCAATCATTGCAAACGCACCTTCGTTAGCTGATTGTGCATCTGTGATACCCAACTCTAACATATCAGAATACGAAGGCCATTTCATTTCTATACTAATTTCATCAGTAATCTTAATGACATGATCAATATCAGGAACATCGATCGTGATACTTGAAATATCTACATCAATCTCGTTATCAACTTCACATTCTTTATTAGAACATTTAAGGTTTATTTTGCTACTTTCGCCAACAGACTTTGCTCGTATCTGTGTGAACAAATATTCAATGTCGAATATAGCCAACTCTTTCGTACTAATGTCATTCTCAATACAAGCATCGACTGTATCAGCCACGGCATTAAGAATTGCCGTCATGTCTTGTGATTCCATAGCCATCATCATAACCTTTTCTTCTTTCACCAAGTAAGGTCTATATCTAATTTTTTGGTTGCTTGAAGGTATAACAAGTTCGTGCTTTGGAGTATCATTCAGTTTTGGTAGTGCCATTCAGGTAGTCCTCATATATTAGTTAATAATGTGCCAAGTTGTGACGTTATAAAATCACTGTTAGGTGTTGCTTGTCTGCTCTTTGTTATATTGTATTTAGTGTACGAGAAAGTGACGTTAAACTCAAGTATCTCACCATTAGCATTACCGAGTTCTACACCTGTTATAGTAGTAGGAAAAGCTTCCTCTAAAGAAACTTCATACACTACTTTATCGTCCGTAATGAAATCTAAGTCGAATGTTCCTTGTGCAAGATCAAATCCACCTATACTTGGAAGTCTGTTCTGTATTTCTGCTGGTAACAAAGGCAGTCCCAATGGTGTAGAATACACAGGAAAACCAATACCTTTCTTTAATTGCTGTATCTTAATCTGTTTTGTATATGTGTTCTTATACTTTATCTGATAAGAGTCTTGATCTACGATTGCGTCTGTCCAAGTATCAAAATAGTTACGCACACCATAATCATTCAGTAAGAAGAAAGTCATAGTAACATCTTCATACAATTGTCTGTATGCAATTTTTTCCATCTTGTGACCAATTTCTCGATCATACGTAACAACCTGTTTGCCTGGAATATTTACTCTTGAGCATAACAAATTTACATCTGTAGAAGTCGCACCGGGAAGTGACGGAAGTATAACTCTGTAGACATTGCCCATTGCAATGCCACCTTTACTAGACATCAATCCTTTTAATTGATCTACACTATATGTCATTTATTAATCTTTCTTCTTGAATCTGCATGGACTTTAGTTGCAGACGCTTTCTGGAAATCGGCTGTTGGTAAGAAAGCGGCAATTTCCCACTCAGGTGCTTCTACAAATGCAAACTTACTTCTTACTTGACTAGACAAGTAATGCTTTAGACATGGTTTAAACTCTTTAAACTTTGCCGCACCTTGTAAAAGATCATACGTCACATCAAATCGAGTGCTTCTATTATATTTTTTATTGCTTGTCACATCAAGTAAATTGTCTAAAAACTTTGCTCGTAGAACTAATGGTAGGTAGTGTAAGTTCAATCCCATAAAACCACCTTTGGCAGGACCTAAAACGATAACTAAAGGGAATGAATCATAGAATGGTAAAGTGTCTTTACCTTTTGGGTCATAGAAAAACATACACATAGATCCAAGCACTGTTCTATTCTTTAGAACGATAGGGTCTTCTTTCATTAGAGTTGCACGATTGACTTTACCCATTGCAACAGCCTTCTTACGAAACCATTCACGCGACTGTTTAGTACGCGGCTGAATTCCGTTACGAAAGGCTTCTAATTCCATGTTTTTAAAAATATTACTCATGTAGTTATTTATACCTTTTTCTTAGGTTTTTTCTTAGGTTTTCTAAGAGGTTTCAATGGCTTTAAGGCTTTTTTTAATATCCCCATTTGAGTCAAGGTGTCCTCAGTCCATATCTCAAAACCCCAATTACGATCCTTGGCGTATTCTCTTGCGGCGTCCCACTTATTCATATTCTTAATATAAGTCAATGATTCATTCAAGTAACGTCTTGTCTTGTCAGGTCTTTTAGGCGGTTTAGTTTCTTTGTCTGGTTTAATCTCAACTAAACATGTTTTACCATTAGTATAAGTAATCTTAAGATCCATGAAGTATCTATGGTACTTTTTATCAACATCATAGTAATATGGTATCACTGTTTCCTCAGAAGACCAATCTTTTATATTAGGGTTGTTTTCGCACCAAGCGAATGAGTTTCTTTCCCATAAAGAACGATAAGTGACACGTGTATGGTCACCTTTGTACTTAGATGGGTTTTTAACTATATACTTTCCAGAGTATGCCATTTTAGTGTATAAATATCTTATATAATTCCTTTTTATTTATCAGGTTAAAAACATGACAAACGCCAATGCAAGTCCTTATACTTTTCCATTTCATAAAAGAGATGATTACAAAGGCACCATTCGATTCACACCAGTTGTGTACACGGCACCTGAAATATCTGGTGCTAATATAGGTGCCGCCTTTAGGAGAGAAAATGGGGCTGGTGTATTATCACAGTTGGTAAACTCTGCTACAACGGCATATTTAGAAACGCAACGTGAAATTGCAAGAGCAAGTGAATTTGATACAAGTGTAGGATTAGGTTCTCCAAATGACCTACAACCGATTGTCTCATCAGCCAAATCAATACCCCAGTATGATACTGGTGTTATACTATATCTTCCATCAAGTCTTAGGTTTGACGATCAGGTATCATATGAGAATATGGAACTTGGTGCAATAGGCGGTATTGCTTCTGCTGGTATTAAATCTGGTCTTGGTGCGGTAAGTTCATTAGCAAGAGGTGTTGGTCAAGCAACAGGTAGTACAATAAACTTGTTAAAAGGTGGTATTGCTGATCAAGCGGCGGCAAGATTAGCGGCAACTAGATTAGCACAAAAAAGTGCTATAGCTGGTGGTGCCGTTACAAATGCTTTAGCAGTGACAGTAAACCCTAACACTATCAACCTATTTAAATCTGTTGCACTAAGAGAGTTCTCGTTTACTTTTAAATTAATAGCCACATCTCAAAGAGAAGCAATAGAGATTGAAAATATAATAAAATTCTTCCGTACAACTATGTATCCAGAAACAATTGATATTGATTTTGATGCACAAGAAGCAGGTGGTCTAAACGTTCCTATTGGTTATAAGTTTCCTGACAAGTTTGATATTACAATGAGATACAATGATCAGCCAGTAGGTACTAAAATTCTTACTAGTGTACTTCGTGGATTTCAATCAGTGTATAACCCACAATCTATGAGTTGGCATGAAGATGGAAAACCATCAGAAGTTGATATAACATTATCATTTGGAGAAGAAAGAACTCTTACTCGCAACGATATAACAGCTGGATATTAATAATGTATTTTACAAATCACCCCATATCATTATACAAATTTGGAAACGAAAAATCACAAACTGCTATTCAAAATTTGTCTGTGTATGTAGATATTATAGATCAGATAAAAGACAATGTTAACTTTTATGAGTATTACAATATTCAAGATGGTGAAAGACCTGATACTGTTTCACAAGATATTTATGCCACTGTAAAATATTACTGGACTTTGTATTTATTGAATGACAACCTACGAGAGCGTGGTTGGCCTTTGACAGTACAAGAGATTAGAGCAAAAGCAATTAAAGATTATCCTAACACTATTTTGACTACTCGTAATAGTACAGAGCTTTTTATTCATTTTCAAGTGGGAGACGCATTAGTCGGTCAGACATCTGGTGCAACTGGTGTTATCATAAAAAGAAACTTGGATTTAGGTCAATTAGTTATTAGGACTACAAGTACGGAATCATTCACTAGTACAGAATTGGTCAGAGATAACAGTGATGTTGAATTCCCAGAAACTATTCAACTATCTGGATCTACTTTAGAACATCTTGCACCACATCATTATGTAAATGGAGCAAATGAACGTACAGACGTTGATCCACATTCAGCAGTCAGTGCATTATTAACTCCTGTCACATACCTTGAAAGGTATCAAAAAGATAACGACACTTTAAGACAATTAAAAATCATTAAGCCTAATGCAATTGGGCAAGTCGTTAAAGCGTATCAAGATTCTGTTAGATCCACCTAATGAACGCAACAACTAAAAATAAAGCAATGAGTGCTCACGACTATGTATTGCAATCTGCAATCATAACGTCTTCTGTTGATACAAGCAATACTACAGTTGATATTAAAAACATCATTACTGATATTGACATATATGAACATTTAGATAAGCCGTACATTACAGGCGAAATATTGTTTATTGATGACGCAAATGTATACAACTACATTGGATTTTCTGGTGCAGAGTTTATAGAATTGACGTTTAAGTTGCCAGACGAAGAAGCAGTAGCAATAACAAAAAAGTTTGTCATTGAGGACACAATCAAAAACGTAAGAAGCAATGATAGAACTTCAGCAGTCTTAATTCGTATAGTAGAAGTCCATGCGTTTAATTCTACATTGATTAATGTAAACAAGGCGTACCAAGGTAAACCAGTTGATATAGTCCAGAACATCATTCGTGACAATCTAGGTAAAGACTTCTCTGGTCCTGTACAAGCTGACGCTCAATCGCCTATAAAGGTTCTAATACCAAACATGACGCCTCTACAAGCGGCAAGATGGGTAAATGAAAGAGCAACTACTATTGATGGTGTTCCATATTACTTCTTTTCGACTTTGGCTAATGATAAACTACATATAATACCTTTAAACTTGATGCTATCAACTAATCCTGATCCTGTGCCATACGTCTATTCACAAATTACAACATCAATTGCGGCTTCAAAAGGCATAGAAGAACAAGCACAATTAATTCAAAGCTACACTTCAAAGAGTAATGACGAGATTGTTAGTTTAATACAAAAGGGTTTAGTCGGCGCACAGTACAAGTTCTATGATCCTACTATTGGTTCTGAAATTAAAAATGGTGGTGTGACACACAACCTAGACGATACTTTACAAGTACTAAAGTCTAATCAAATCATAGCAAAAAATCAAAATGTGTTGACGTATTCAAATAACTACAAGTTAAATGAAATACCAGTCGCACAATTAAAATCCAGAGTCGTTACTAAGGTTGTGATGTCAGATGTATACAATTCTAAGAATAGTTATTCAGAAGCAGTCGATTTATCACAACACAAGTTAAAGGTGACAAACGAGGCGTTGAGAGAAACTATTATAAGAAATGCAATTGAAGTTATATTACCAGGAAGAAACTTTCTCAATGGTGCATATAGTAACACTATAGGCAATCAAATAACATTAAAGTTTTTAGACACGGCAGTTAACCCTAGCAGAGAAGAAGAAAGCTTAGAAGATCAGAAAAAGTCTGGTGATTATCTAATGTATGCAGTCAGACATTCATTTAAGAATGAGAGATATGATGTAATTGCTAGTTGTGTAAAACTAGCCGATCTTCCAAGGGAAACAAATATAAAATGACGTGCGATAGTTTTTACGGAGATGATATTAATAGGTTCTTTTTTGGGACTATTGTTAATAACAATGATGTTTTTTTATCTTTAGGCAGAGTTCAAATTAGAATTACTGGTATTCACAGTAAGGACATAAAAAATTCTGATCTTCCTTGGGCATCAGTTGTAGTTCCCACAACAGAACCTGGATTTGGTGGTCATGGATCAAACACTATGTTGGAAACTGGCGCACAAGTATTTGGTGTGTTCTTAGACGGCACAGATTCACAAGTACCATTAGTCTTAGGTACTATTCCTTCTATAATGCGTCCGTCTAGTGAATGCGAATCAGTTTTTTCTGGCGAAACATACCAATTGCCACCTTTAAGACCGCCTGGATTATCTGGTGAATCATTGGTTAGTGACTTAGAAGGTAGTACAAATGCAGAGAAAAGTTTTAACTTTTTTACAGACCGAGGGTTTACTTTAGAACAAGCTGCTGGACTTGTAGGTAACTTTGCGGCAGAATCAGGTGTCTCTATTAGTCCGACTGCATTTAATCCAAGTGATGAAGGTAAAGAAGCCTATGGTATAGCACAGTGGAGAGATACTAGATATACTGATCTTATAAACTATTCTCACGAAATCAATAAATCAAAAGATTTGTTATCAACACAGCTTTCATTTGTACTGTATGAGCTTGTAGGAAAAGAGAAAAGGGCTTTGTCTAAAATAAGAGCATCTAGTGGTGTCGATAACGCCGCAATCACAGTAGATAAATATTATGAAAGAAGCGATGGTTCTGCAAGAGATAAAAGAATTGAACTTGCACGCGAAATCTTTAAGAGGTTCAAATAATGGTTACTACTCCTACAGTAAGTTTAAAAAATTTAAATCAAACAATCAAATCTTTAGCCAATACAAATAACTTTGATGTGATTCAAACTGCCGCTATATCTGCGCAATCAAAGTTTACTGCCTTACAGTCAACACAGGTTGGGCTTACTGTTGGTAAAATTCATGGTGGTTGGAAAGCATTGACGCAAGAGATTGATGGATTAGTTGAAGCAGATACTACTGTTATTAACAAAGGAGTTGCTTTACTTGAAGAAAATCCTCAAGGTGTAAATCTTACGAATGATTTTGCTAGTGGCTCAAGTGATGCTTTAAAAACTATCACAGGACTTTCAGACGATATAAAGATAGGAATTAATAGCACTGTTTTAGCTATGCCCACACCAGAAGCTATTGCGTCTGCTTTGCAACAACAATCGGGTCTTGCATTAGACAAACTGTCAAGTGCAATGGAAAGTGTTGCACCTAATGCTACTAAAGCATTATCATCAAGTTCAGTTATAAGCCAATTTGCAAGCACTGTCGATGGTTTACCGAGTGGCATTTTTAAAGATTTAGAGACATCAACTAATAATATCACTTCTGGATTAACTAAGTTTTTTGATCAGGGGTTTAATCAATCTATTAAAGATATAATAGGTGCAACAATAGATCCTATAGGATATGCAATAGGTCAACTAACACAAGACACAGGCATCATAGTTCCTAACGAGACAAGGAAACAAGTGTCTGCGCTCTTAGATAAAAAAGATTATCTTACAGCCGCAAATCTATTAAATGGTTATTCTAACTTAACTGCAATTCAAATTGAAACCGAACTATCTAATATTGACACATCAGTTGGCTCTTTAGTAAATCAATTGAACTCTGTCTATGCAAACCTTGGCATCTCTACTGCACCAGTTTATACTATTGGATCACAAAATGGTGAATGGCAAGGTGCTTCGACTGTAATAAAAAGTCCAGCATCTAATAAGAAAGGCTATTCGTTTAGTATAGTTTCAAGTTTAGATGAATTAGAGGCAGAACTTTCTAATTGTACAAGAGAAATAACTGAGACAGTAATTCACTGGACAGGTAATTTTATTGATCAACCACACATTGGTGCAGAAGATATTCATCAATGGCATACAGGTACAGGATTTTCTGGACTAGGTTATCACTATATAATTAAAAGAGACGGAACAATACAACGAGGCAGACCTTTAAATATAGAAGGTGCGCATGCAAACGACTTTGGACACAACCAGTACAGTATTGGTATAGCCCACGTTGCAGGTTATAATTGTCTATCAGGAACAGACAACCCAGAGTCTTTCTTATCATCAGAATCAATTACAGTGGCACAAATGAAAGCACAGAAAGATTTCCTAAGAATATTCTATAAAGTATTTCAGAGTGGACAAGTATTAGGTCATAATCAATGTACAGAAAACAACGACATCGATCCTGGGTTTGACGTTGACGCATATATACTAAACACCTTTAGTAAATCAAACGCAGTACAATACAATAATAATCTAGGACCTTTAAGTAGGTCTGCATTGATTACAGCGAGACAGAATTAATGACAACATCTAATGATAATCTTAACGAAAGACAGCTAAGGCTAGGACCTATTGTAGTTCAGCAGGGCAAAGAGACAGATTTGTATTCTGACGTCACTGGCGTATACCCTCAGTTTAAAAATTGGTATACAGGTACGACACCAAGAGTTTCTATTGGTGCAGATTATACAAGTCTCAGCCTTGTTGGTGGATTTGATAAGTTAATAAGTTCTGATCCAGTTCCATCTCAAAGAACATTGAATAGAGCAACCACGACTGCAACTGGTCATAGCTTTGAAATGGACGACACTCCTGGTAACGAAAGAATAATACTAAAGCACAATTCAGGTAATGGTGTTGAAATACGCCAAGACGGAAGAATGATAATCGCTTCGGGGTCTCAAATTATATCAGTATCAAAAGATCAACATATCACTATCTTAGGTGACGCCAAAATAGTATATGGTGGTAACGTAGATATGGAGATAGCTGGTGATTACAATGTTAAAGTCAATGGTGAATATAAATTAACTGTTGGTGAAGATAAGATTGAGAATATAGAAGGTTCTTCCAGAACTATTGTAGAAAAGAACACTGGTCATATAACAAAAGGACACGCATCTAAAACTGTTATCAAATCAATGACTAACACTGTATTAGGTGATATGACACAAGTTATCAAAGGTGTTGCAAGAGTTACATCTCAAGGCGATATGCATCTTTCATCAGGCTCAGTTACGCAAATCAGTGCTAGAACTAGATTACATCAATCGTCTGCTAATATGAACATTGCGGCAACTAATCTATCAGTCTTTGGTGGAACAGGAACAATTGGTGGTACGGATATTACAATGTACGGCAAAGGAGCTACGTTTGTAGCTGGAGTTACTGCACCTACATTCCACGGATCGTTAAAAGGTATAGCACAAATTGCAAGATCACAATCGTATGCCGCAACTGCAACATCAGGTGGTACTGCTATCACAGATACAGCAACTCCTACAACGGCTGCACCGACGACGGCTATTGTAAATGATTTATTATTCAACACAACAATAGGTGCTGTAGATGTTAAAGTAGATATTGACGATCATCTATTAAGAGCATTAGATAAAACAAAAGCTACAGGTGGCTTCTCTACAAAAGAATTGAATATACAAGAAGTGCGTGCGGCACTAAGAACTCCTAGTAATAAAACTAATACAGCATTTATTGGTCAAGCAATAGCGTCTGGAATTTTATCTCCATCATATGCAAAAACCAACCCACCAAATTTAGTTGAGATTAAAAGTAAAAAGTCGTCACCAAGAACTAGTAGAAATTCTGCTGGCAGTGCATCAAGAGGTAATAACATTGCTTTTGTTGTGCCAGATACTAATCCAAGTGTTAATTATCAACCAGAGATAGTTATAAAAAACGATGCTATTATTAATAATAAAACTAAGTTGTCAGGATCAATAACCTTGGCGACATATACTGGTGCTAAAGGTGCGACTGGAATAATATCTCAAGTTCCTAAAAAAGATAGAGCGCAGATAGCCAGAAATTTTCAAGTGAACGCTGATATATTACAAAAGTATAATGACCCTCAATTTAAGAATGAGATGCATAATTATAGAATAGTTGTAATAGAAGGTCTTTACAATGTAAGACCAAACGATGTTGCATCAAAAGGGTGGTCAGATAGTGTTAATAAATACAAGTCAGAAGGACGTGCGGCTGTATGGGAAATACAAAACGAGTCTGGTATTGTAGATATTGAAAAAACGTTTTGGCTTGCTGATCTTTTAAAAGATTTAGCCACTACACAGAAAATAATATTAGACTATGATAGCTATGATCCTAAAGTGCCATTAAGTTGTCAGTTGATAATCATAAGCCCTATGTTAAACGAAAGTTATGATGTGACTGATGGTAATTTTAAAAGCGAAGTAGAAACAAGATATAATGGTAATGTGTTATCTTCTAGTGATTTAATTTTACATGAATTATAAGATTAGTAATAAGTGTTATAAATAAACTTAATTAGTAATGATTCTAAAAGAGCTGAGTATATACTGGGCTTCATATATTACTTCTTTATTATATACACGTTATACTAAGTTGTCAACCCTAAAGTTAATAAAAAGCGAATAAAAATGGTATCAAGAGCATTTTCAGTGGAAGACGGCAACTTAGGTGCTAGATCTATTGTAACAACTCGTAATAAATTGTTCAGTGATATAGATTTAACATTTGCAAAGAAACCTTCTGGTGAAATATTCAAGAAGACAGATGCAGCGGCTGTTAAACAAGCTGTTAAGAACCTACTATTGACTAATAAATATGAGAAGCCTTTTCAACCTAGTTTTGGTGGGGATTTAAACAACATTCTTTTTCAATTAGCAGATAACGACAGCATATTCGAAATTGATACTGTCATTAGATCAGTTCTAAATAGATACGAACCAAGAGCAAAAGTAAAAAACGTCGTTACTAATCTACAACCTGATGCTAATAGTATCAGTATCAGCTTAACATTTCAAGTAGTAAGCTCCGATGAGATTGTAACACTCGAAACAAACATAACGAGGCTAAGATAATATGGCTACTAATATCAAGTCAACCCAACTCGACTTTGCAACAATCAAAACAAGTCTTAAAACGCACTTGTCACAACAAACCGAGTTCGCTGATTATAACTTTGAAGCATCTGGATTATCAAACATACTTGATGTCTTGGCACACAACACTCACTTCAATGGGTTAGTTGCAAACTTTGCCCTTAATGAATCATTTTTAAATACAGCACAATTACGATCATCTGTTGTGTCACATGCAGAAACACTTGGATACAATCCAAAATCAATTACTTCTGCAACTGCACACGTAGCTCTATCGACTACTATTACTGCTGTAGGCAGACCAGCTACAATAACGCTACCAAAGTATTCTACTTTTACTACAAGTGTTGATGACATTTCATACACATTCTATACGCTTGAGGCACACACTGCTACTGATGACGGCACAGGTAACTATTCTTTCCTAAGTGCTCTTGGTACTACGGCAATACCTTTAGTCGAAGGCACTCTAAAAACAAAAACATTCTATGTTGGTTCAGCCACAGATCGTCAGATTTATGTCATTCCTGAAACGTCCATTGATACAAAAACTGTTGCAATAAACGTATTCACTTCATCAGCTTCTTCTGATTTCATTGTGTACTCGGAATTACATAAGGCAATTACAGTTGACACAAGTTCAAGGCTTTTCCAATTAAGAGAATCCCCTAATGCTTTCTATGAATTATCATTCAGTGACGGCATTACAACTGGACTAGCTCCTGTTGCTGGCAATAAGATCGTTGTGTCGTACTTATCCTCTAAAGGTGCATTGTCAAATGGTGGTGCTACATACACTCCAACTAACACAATCACAGTTGATGGTACTGCTTATACTATTGTATCAACGACATCTACAGTCGCAAGTGGCGGTGCAGACAAAGAAACAATAGAGTCTATTAGATCAAATGCTCCTATTGCATTCTCTGCTCAAAACAGACTTGTTACTGCCGACGACTATAAGGCTTTAATTCTTTCAAAATATCCAGCTGTATCTGATTGTATTGCTTGGGGCGGAGAAGATAACTTACCTACACCAGAATATGGTAAAGTGTTTGTATCTCTCAAGTTTCCTGATACGACATCAGCCGCATCAAAGGTTGCTACTCAAGATGAAATCATAACTAATCTTATTAAGCCTTTGGCTATTATGACAATAGATACAAAGTTTGTTGATCCTGTTATAACGTTTCTTGAAACATCGACATTGTTTAACTTCAACCCTAATAAAACCAACGTCACATTAAAAAGTGCCGAAACTAATGTTGCTACGATTGTGTCAAACTACTTTACAACTAATCTAAACGCATTCGGTAAAACATTCAGAAGGTCTAATTTACTTACAGAGATTGATAACATAGGTGACTCTATTTTAAATTCAAAAATAGACCTAAAGTTGCAACGAAGGTTTGTGCCTACATTGGCAACATCCAAGGCATACGATGTCACTTTCCCTGTCCAACTCGCCGTACCAGACGATGTTCACTATATTGTCAGTTCTAACACATTTACATTTAATAGTAAGCTATGTACTATACGCAATCTATTAAGTTCTACACAACTTCAAGTTGTTGATGCAGATGGTGGTATTCAAATCAGTAACGTGGGTACTTACAATGCTACGACTGGTGTTATTTCAATAACAGGGTTTGCACCAGTATCAATTTCTGGTGGAGTTGATTATATTAGAATATCAGTAACTCCTGCAAATCAAGGAACTGTTACACCCCTTAGAAATTATGTACTAAATATCGATACAACTAGATCGTTTACTGCTGGTACAGTAGATTACGGCAAGACACAAGTAGCCCTATAATGGTTCAACAAACATTACTTGATGAAGATCGCAGAGGTCAGAATCTATCGACTAGCAAGATCCGAGAAGTTCTTCCTGAACACTACATAGCCGAGTATCCTAAGCTAGTAAGTTTTCTTGAGAAGTATTACGACTATATGGATTCTGATGCAAATCATGGATTTGATAATGATATACAGAACTTATATAAGTTAAGAGACGTAAGGGCAACAGAACTTACCTATCTAAATCAGATATTCGGAGAAATCGGTCAAGGTCTTGTGACTGCCGATTACTTTAAAGACCCACGGCTGATAGCTGGTATGCTTGCTGATAACTATAGAATTAAAGGTTCTTTATCTTCATCTGAAACTTTCTTTAGAACGTTCTATGGAGAGCAACCTGAGATTGTTTATCCTAAAGCTAACCTGTTTATTGTAGGTGAATCTAAAATTGGTTCTGAATCATTGAGATATATTCAGAATGGTGCGCTATATCAAGTATTATCTATATTAGTTCGTTCATCAGTACCAATTGCAAAGTGGAGAGACTTATACAAATCGTTTGTGCATCCATCAGGCTTTTTTCTTGGTGGTGAAGTTATTCTTGAAAGTCTAGGAAACCTAAACTTAGGAACTCAACCTTTGGCTATCTTAGATAGTGATGCTGGTCAAGTTACATTACAACTTACAGGCACTCCATTAAGTATGACTGCCTTCACTTCTATCACTGGTATCTTTGATGATACAAGCGATTCAGGTCTTAATAAAGAACGTGTTGATCTTAATGCAACTGTTAAGGTATACAGCGAACTTACTGTTGCACAGTTTGATGCTATGTACAACGATATTGAAGATGCTATTGACGCCAACTCACCTAGGTTCGATGAAGATAGTGACGGAACAATTAAAGCGGTTAAATTCTCTAACACATTCGAGACTATGGATCAATCGTACTTTGACGGCAAGCATGGCTCTGTATTTGCAGACTCAGCTGGTGGTATATTAACTAGATAAAACAATAAGACTTGGCAAATCAACTCATATAACTGTTATAAATAACATTAATTAAAGCTTAAAGGATTAAAATTTAATGACTAGGCAAAACATATCGATTGGAGCGGCTGCTAATGACGGCACAGGCGAAACTTTACGTTCTGCTGGTACTAAAATTAATTCCAATTTTGTAGAACTTTTTCAGAAATTAGGCGGAGACAGTGATGTTCTTTCGGCTGGTATCACTCTGACTTCAAACTCTATTGTCTTTGAAGGCGCATCTGCCGATAGCTTTGAAACAACATTACTTGTAACAGACCCGACTGCTGACAGAACAATAACAATACCCGATGCTGGTGGCACTGTAACATTAGATACAGGAACTTCAACGCTAACAAATAAGACTTTGACTTCTCCTGTCATAACAACACCACAAATTAATGACACGTCTGCCGATCACCAGTATGTGTTTGCTGTAAGTGAATTGAGTGCTGATAGGACTGTGACTTTACCTTTGTTGGCTGGAAATGATACGTTTGCTTTTGCTGGGTTTGCACAGACATTTACTAACAAGACTTTGACATCTCCTGTAATAAACACAGGTAAGTATGGCACGTCTTTAAATGACACTAATGGTAATGAGTTAGTTAAAGTAACTGCAACAGGTTCAGCAGTTAATGAAGTAACATTAGCCAATGCCGCAACAGGTAATAGTCCTACGATTATTGCAAGTGGTGGTGATACTAATGTTAATGTTACAATTGGTGGTAAGGGTACTGGTTCTGCTGTACTTAATAAGCACGCAATCACATCTGCAACAATAACTGCAAATGGTGCGGCCTCTGCAACAGTAGGCTATATAATCTGTAATAAAGGTTCTGCATTAGCAGTGTCTTTAGCCGATGGTACAACAGTCGGTGAATCTAAAATATTTACAAACAAAGGAGCTGGAGTAGCTACTGTAACCCCTGCAAATTATGCACAGGGTTCTACATTTGCGCTAGCTCAATATGACGGCGCAACAGTTATCTGGGATGGTGCTAATTGGTATCTCGTTGGTAATCAATCAAGCGTTACAGTAGCTTAATAGGAAAAACAAATGACAGGCATTATTACTGACAGTTTAAAAAGGGTACTTCTTGATAGTCTTATCGCAGAAGTTGGAACAACAGCAGCATCTTATTATATCGGTATAGGTAACTCTATCGATTGGGATAGTTCAGACACAGCTCCAACACCTGTTAATACTTTAAGAGAAGAACGTAATTTAAGATTGCAACTTCAATCAATTAAATCTGGTGAAGACGTTTCTTATGTTGTTCCTAGAAATAACTGGACAGCTGGTACACTTTATGATGGTTGGGACGATAACATAGCTTCGCATCCTACTACACCATACTTTGTTATCACAGACGATAATGCAGTGTATATTTGCCTACAACAAGGTAAAGACTCGACTGGTGCGGCTGTAGCATCTACTGTAGAACCAACTGGCTCTGCAACATCATCATTCTTATTAGCCGATGGTTACACTTGGAAATTCCTTTACACCCTTTCTGCTACAGACGCAAACAAGTTTCTTTCTGCAAACTTTGTTCCTGTAAAATTGATTGGGACAACAGACAGTTCGTCAGCGGCGGCTTTAGTAGAACAAAAGGGCGTACAGACAGCGGCAATATCAGGTCAAATCGGTAGTATTCGTGTTGTATCTGGTGGTACTGGTTATTCATCAATTCCTACAGTCACAGTAGTTGGTGATGGTGACAGTTGTACAGCCACGGCAATTATAAGTGGTGGCGCAGTCGTAGACATCCTATTAGATTCAAATGGTACTGGTGGCATTAGACACGGACATGATTTCACTAAAGCTACTATAACATTCGGTGCTGGTTCTGCTACGGCACGTGCTGTACTTTCTCCTAATAAGGGTTTTGGTGCAAACGCTTTAAATGACCTTAGAGCAAAGGCTGTTATGTTCAATACAAAACCAGCTGGCAATGAAACAAACACATTTATAACTGATAATGATTTCCGTCAAGTAGCTTTAATTAAAAATCCATTAGTCCCTACAACTGATTCCGACTTTACAGCGGCATCTGGATTTGCTCTTAAAAGTTTATTAGTAGCATCACAGACGACAGCATTCACTCCTGATAATACTATCTTAGGTGGGTCTTCTGGTGCTAAAGCATACGTTGATACATATAGCACATCGACTAAGATAATACGTTACCATCAGACAGAGGACACAGGCTTTACTGCATTTACAACTGCCGAAGCCTTGACTGAGACAGATGGTAATGGTGCTGGAACACTAGATAGTGCAAGTACATGGACAACTCCAAACATTAACATAAATTCAGGTGAAGTGTTGTATGTTGAAAATAGAGCCGCTATTACTAGAGCCACAGACCAAACCGAAGATATTAAAATCGTAATTCAATTGTAAGAAGAGAAAATAATGGTAAGCAACGTTACAAGCACCAGCTTTAGTCAGACATACAGAGATGATTTCGCAGACAGCGATAATTATCACAGAATACTTTTTAATTCGGGTTCAGCACTTCAAGCAAGAGAGTTAACCCAACTTCAAACGATTATTCAAAGAGAAGCAGAGCAACATGCTCGTTTTGTATTTAAAGAAGGTGCGCCTGTCCATTCGGGTGGTATTCAATTAGATACAAGATTTGAATTTGGTAAACTAGATACTACTACATATGCTTTACCTACAACGTTCTCTGCTTTAATCGGTGAAATTTTTACTGGACAAACATCTACTATTAAAGTTCGCATTGTTGAAATCAAAGCAGCGGCTGATGGTGACCCTGCAACAATCTTTGTTGAGTATGTAAATAACAATTCAATTTCTGGTACCACCACACCTGTTCGTTTAACACCAGGTGAAGTTATCAATGGCGATGTCAGTGGAACAAACTTACAAGTACAATCTACTAATACTACTGCAAATCCAGCTGTTGGGCGTGGTACAAGGCTCTCGGTAAAAGAATCAGTATTCTTCGTAAGCGGTCACTTCGTTCAGTCTAATGCGCAAAGCATTGTTATTTCTAAGTATTCAAGTACACCTACGGCTGTAGTTGGTTTTACTGTTTCAGAACAAGTTGTTAAAGCGGCTGATGATACTGCACTTTACGACAATTCAACAGACACACCAAACTTGACTGCTCCTGGTGCAGACAGATATAAGATTACATTAGCACTGGCATTACAAGCTAATGTTTCTGCTGGTACTACATTCATTCCATCCTTTGATATTGTCAATGGATTAATGGCGGCTGTTAAGTCTGCTGGTGATAGGAGCTTGAGTGTCGTAGGCGACATCTTGGCTCAAAGGACATTCGAAGAGTCTGGTAACTATACAGTTAAGCCATTCATAATAAAAACCCAAGCCAACGATTCTGATGCAACTAAACTTGATATAACAATCAATGCTGGTATTGCTTATGTAAAAGGTAAAAGGTTCGAATCTTATAACCCAATACGAATTCCTATTGACAAGCCAAGAACAACTACTACAGTAAACAATGATGTTGTTGCCTCAGAGTATGGTAATTACATTTTATCTTTGACTAAGTTAGGCTTGCCAAACATTACAACTATGGCTAATGTCAATTTAAGATCGGCTGTTACTCATGGTGGTGCAACTATTGGTACGGCTAGAATAAGGTCTATTGAGAAATTTGGTTTGTATTATAGAATATACATCTTTGATGTTGTAATGGCTTCGGCTAAACAGTTTAGTGCTGTTAGAAGTATAGGTCTTAGCACTACTAACTATGCTGATCTTGTTCTTGAAAATAGTGTTGCTGTAATAAAAGACACTTCTAATAATAACTTATTGTTCCCTTTATCAGGTATCAGACCTTCTGCCATAACTGACATATCATTGACGACACAAAGACGTTTCACTGGTACTGCAGCGGCTAACGCTACATTGGCTCTTTCATTGTCTGCAACAGGCGAGACTTTTGCCAACTCTACAAATTGGTTACTATCAACAGATTCTTCTGGTGTAGAAAGTGCGATTACTGTGACTGCTGGTGGTAACGGAACTACAGGTGTTACATTAGGAACGCTTCAAAAATCTTCTGCTGTTTCATTGTTAGCCTATGTCAACAAAGGTGCTGCCACAGTAAAAACTAAAGCATTAACAAATAGAACGGCTACTATTTCTCCTGAAAGTGACGACACAGTTCAGCTAGAGCGTGGTGACATATTTAGAATTAATGAAGTACGAGATGCTACATCTGCTGGTAATGTCATTACAGACTATTATGTACTTGACAATGGACAAAGAGATAACTTCTATTCGGAAGGCATTCTAACATTACGTGCTGGCTTTTCTGCTCCAAGCGGTGATGTTTATGTTAACTTTGATCACTTTGCACACGGAGCTGGCGGAGACTTCTTTGCTGTAAATTCTTACACTGGTCAAGTTGAATATGAAGACATTCCATCATACAGACAAAAGAATGGTGAGACTGTTTCTTTAAGAGACGTATTAGACTTTAGACCTTTACGTGCTAACACTGCATCTGACTTTACTTCAACTGGTGCGGTAACTGTAGAAATTCCAGCTAACACTGATCTTATTACTACAGACATTGCTTACTATCTTGGTCAAGGTTACAGAATTGTATTGAATAAAGCAGGCACATTTGAAGCGGTTGCTGGTGAAAGGTCATTATTTCCTATACACCCATCCGTTCCTGATAATGCAATGGAACTTGCTAGACTATCTATAAATCCTTACACATTGAATGATAGCGATGTATCTATGACGTATGTTGATAACAGACGTTACACTATGAGAGATATATCTGATCTTGAAACACGTATGGACAAGATTGAAGAAATTACTACATTAAACATGCTTGAGCTAGAAACTGCTACTTTAGAAGTTCTTGACTCGGCTGGTGTTAATCGTCTAAAAGTTGGCCTAACTGCCGACAACTTTACAGACCACTCACAAAGTTTAAGAACTGCATTAGATTATCGTGCATCTACTGATGTATTCAATAGAGAATTAAGACCATCATTTGTTGCAAACAGTTCTGAACTTGTTTATGACTCTGATGCTTCTGATCGTGTGTCCTTAATAGGCGATACAGTATACCCTCTTTATGAAGAAGTTGTATATGCTTCAAATACTCAGGCATCCAGTGCAACATCAGTAAACGCATTTAACTTAGGTGTGACTATTGGGCATATTAAAATGTCACCATCTACTGATACATGGTTCGACACCTCTCGTTTACCTGCTAAGATTGTTGACGGCGGAACAAAGCTAGACCCAGCAAACACTTCCTTGTGGAATGATTGGGGCTTTAACTGGTCAGGTGTACAAGCAGATTCATTAAAAGCCGGTTACTCTGAAAGTAAGACTTCAAAGAATGGTCGAACGACTTCTACTGTAACAAGTACAATTGTCAAGAGTGAAACAGTCGTGACATCAATGGCAGACGAAATACTTTATGAAACATCTATTCAATACCAAAGAGAACGATTTATATTCTTTAAAGCGCAAGGCTTGAGACCTAATACTCGTTACTTCCCATTCTATGACGAAACTGATATTTCTGCTTTTGTTCAAACAGGTTCAGGAAAGTTCCAATACTTTGCGGCACAAGCGACTAATTCTAATTATCTTGATCCTGGTGATAAGTACATCAATGAAACAGAATTCCCACCTACTTTAGGCGGTAAGACTGCATCCATATTATCAGATGCTAATGGTGCAATTGAAGGTATTATCTTTGTGCCAAATAAGAATGCAACTAAATTCTTAACAGGAACAAGACAATTTACGCTTATAGATATTAGTGAGCTAAATAGAGTTAACGCAACATCATACGCATCGTCTGACTTTGTTTCAACTGGTACTATGCAACATTATCAAGAAGATATTAAACACACTAGAAGGCACGCTATTCAAACAACAGTTCAAACTACACAAGATCCTAGTTACAACAACACTAGTTCTGGCGATAACGACCATCGTGATTTTGCTGGAAATGGGGCCAGTTATGATGATGGTGAGATAGGCGGTACAGATAAGTATGATGCTGTCAAAGCTGCAGCACATTACAGCACCAAGTGGGATTAATAAACTAAAAAATTATGGTAAAAACACTTAAAGGACTAATAAATGTCATCTACTTCTGAATTAATCCAACCGATTGCCCAAACGTTTAGGGTCAATCAGGTTTCAGGAATATACATAACTAAAATAGGTATCTATTTTGCAACTAAAGCGGCAGATGCAGACTATCCTGTTCAACTTAGTATAAGACCTACTGTTAATGGTGTTCCTGATTCTAGTAAGATAATCGAAAACAGTGTCTCTTTTAAAGCGGCAAGTGACATAACTGTGTCTGCTACAGCGGCTACAGAAACAACTTTCACTTTTGAAGAACCAGTATACCTTGAAGGTGGCAAAGACTTTGCTATTTGCATACAATCAAATGCTCTTGGTAATGCATATCAAGTGTGGACTGCTAAGTTAGGTGACTTCAAACTAGGTTCAACAACAGAAAGACTTCAAACAGATCCATACGCAGGCATATTCTTTAAGTCTGCTAATGGTAGAGTATTTGAAGCGGATCAGACTCGTGATTTAACTTTTAAAGTATATAGAGCCAACTTCACAGGCACTAACGCATTAGTAAGATTTAATGCGGCTCCGCCACCTGTAAAATCATTAACAAGTAATCCGTTTCTATTTGCGGCAAGTGATGCAACTGTTACTGTTGCACATCCTAACCACGGCTTTCAAGTAAATGACGTCGTACATATATCTTCTGACTCAAGTGGGTTAGATTCTGCTACTAGCATCAATGGTGTTTTAGGTGCAAGTATCTTAGGATCAAGAGCTGTTACTCACATTGATGGTACTGGCTATAAATTTGAAATGGACAGTTCGGCAGACTCAGCTATATTCGGTGGTGGTAATAGCATCCTTGCTACACAACAATATATCATAGATAGCTTTAAGCCTAATATTGAAATACTTCAACCAAATGGCACAAATCATCGCATGGTAGCTGGTCTAACAACTTCTAAATCTTTTGGTGGTGGTGAAACTGCTTATGGGACTTTACCTAAACACGCAACAGCAAACAAAATGGATACGTTCTTAAATTCTCCAGCTGTTATTGCGACTGCTGTTAGAGACACAGCCCTTACTAGGTCTTCTTATACTATTGATTTGGAGTTAGTGACAACAAGTTCATATGCGGCTCCTTCTGTAGACTTACAAAGAGCTTCTGTTATATCAGTCCACAACATTATTGATAATCCAGATTCAGCGGCAACAACTGGATTTAACGTCCCATTAAGCTATGTAGCTGAGACAGTTGCAAACTTTGGATCTACCTTGGCTAAACACATATCAATACCTGTTTTATTAGCTGAACCTGCAACTGGTATTAAAGTCCTTGTTGATGTCAATAGACCTCAGGGTACAGACTTTGATCTTTTCTATAAAGTGTTAGATGCTGGTGGTGACGTAAGCATTGAAGACACTGCTTGGATAGAGGCATCAAAAGTAGAACCTGATTCAAATCATAATACGCTTCCTATTGATACAAATTATAACGTATTCAGAGAGTATAAATATGTCATAGGTGGAACATATCAAGGAGACCTTGCACCATTTACTACTTACCAAATTAAAATAGTAATGCGTTCAACATCGTCAACAGACGTACCTAGATTTAAAGCGTTAAGAACTATTGCATTAGGCACATAATGGATTTAGTGAAGGTAGAAGGTCATAGCGGATTAGCAAGAGATAAAAATACAGGTGCTATAATTAATATAAATAGCACTGAGATCAATCGCATTAAGAACCTCAGGGTAAACCAAAGAGAGACTAAGGCGGCTGAAAGGGAAGAAATTAACCAGCTTAAAAGTGATGTAAAAGATATTAAAATGATGTTAAGCCAGATTATAGAGAAGTTATGACATGTCATTAATCAACGTTGATCTTTCAACTACAATTGCTAGTTGGAGAGATAAAACAAATCAACTTGGAATATTGCAAGGTGATCTTACATCTTTGACGGACTCTGCAACATCACTTGTTGTTGCTGTTAATAAAGTCCACTCAGATGTTGATAGTGATGTATTATCATTAAGGACTAATTTTTATGGTGATAGTGGTGGAGTTCTTTCATTGGCATCTTTGACTACTACAAACAAAACATCGCTGGTAAGCTCTGTTAATGAGTTGAATAGACGATTACCAAATGTGTATAACGCAGCTGGTACTTTACTGAACACATAAGGAATAAAAGATGAGTGTCCCAATTAAATTAAGTGATACCAATGGTAACTTGAAAGAGATGACCACGACTGAGGAAGCATATCTTTCGTATCAAGCTGGATTACATCTTGCCGCACAAGCTCAAACTGCTGTAGCCGCTTTAACAACATCTAATTCAAGTTCTACTAATATAGGAACGTACTCAAACACATTCTTCAACCAAGCAATTGGCACACATCCAGGTTCTGGTATCAGTACAGGTACAACTAATACAGTTCTATTTCAAAAGTCTGGTTCTGTAGCAACTAATGGTGGCGATTTTCACAGACCTATAACGTGGGATGATGATAACACCGCAACAGATGAATTCACAGATGCAAATATGAATACGCTTTTAGCTCGTTTGTCTGCTGTGGTATTCGCAGGCAATTATCCAGGCACTTACAAGTTAGCCTCGTCTACTCCTGGTTCAGATTACGACGAACATTTGGCAGACGTCTTTACTGACACACAAGCATCAAATGGTAGCACAATCACACATAGTATTTGGCAACGTCAAACAATGACGGCTCCTACAGCAGTTCGTCCTGTCAAGATAAAAAATGACGATTCAAGCTTCGATGGTCTACAAGAAATGGACGATGCAGAAATTAAACATACATTCGGTACTTGGTTACGAAAGTACACAATGGCGGCGGCAAATAATGTTGGTGCATATCAATTAAGATCATCTGCTAATGGTGTACCATCTGCAACTGGAACTTGGCAAGCACAAGGTACAGCAACAGATACAAAGAAAACAACTTCAGATGTAACCTACTCAGCAGATTATTCTGGGACTTATGCTGGTACCTACTCAGCAGATTATTCTGGTACTTACTCAGCTACTTACTCAGCAGATTATTCTGGTACTTATGCTGGTACTTACTCAGCAGGTTATGTAAATCCAAATGGTGCAAACTTTCAAAGAGTGCGTACAGTTATTTATTATGAAGGCGGTGGTCAACAATTCCAGTATGTGGCAAACTTCTTAGGTGCGGCAACGTTTACTGGTAACTATGTTGGTAACTACACTGGTGCTTATACTGGTAACTATGTTGGCAACTACACTGGTGCTTATACTGGTAACTACGTTGGCAACTACACTGGTGCTTATACTGGTAACTATGCAGGCGAAACTATTGGTTCTGGCGTTGGTACAATTGAAACATATACTTTGTATGTACGTAAAGCTTAAATGTGTTATAATAACTGATATATATAATTAAAAGTAATGGAGAATACTATGAATAATCGCACTTGGGATAAAAAGTCCTTTTGGGAAAGTTATGATCAAAATAGAATAACAACAATTTTAACGATTGTCGATGAGAATGAAAATTCTACTACTCAACAACTTACTGTAAATAAATTTGATGTTGATGGAAATGAAAATCCAGACTTTAAAGAAGTTCTTGATGCTATAACTTTTGAAGCAATCACTGCCAACACTAACGAACGTAACGAAAAGAAATTAGTTGAACGCACTGAAGCAGAACAAGCAAGATTAGAAAGAGCAAGAGCAAAAGACCTTCAACAACTATTTGAAGCTAAGATTTCTGCTTTCGAGATAGACGCTATTAAAAATTCTACTAATAGAGTTTTAAAATCTAAATTAAGAAAAGCTCAAAACGTCGTTGAAGTTAATGTATATTGTATGATGATTGTGATGGAAGTATTAAATAATGAAAACGGAACCGACTAAAGGGTTTTTACTTGTAGCATCTACTAAACCTAGGTTTTTTGATTTAGCTATAAACGCAATAAATTCTATTAGAGATAACTATCCAGACGCTAAAGTTTGTCTTGTTACAGAGGAAGCTTTCTGTGATGGGCGCGAATCTATTGCGGACCACTTAATATATTGCGGTGACCATGTAAGAGAAAAGCTATGGGCTTTAGATAAGACTCCTTTTGATATTACAATGTATGTTGACGCTGACGTAGAAATCATACATGAAGATATTGAGTTTGCATTTGATCAACTTAAAGGAAACGACATAGCCTTTGTTGATTTGCCTGTGGACAAAGATTCTTTGTTTGCAATTCGTAAGTGGCGTGGTGGAGAAATGAAACTTTGTGGTGGCATAGTTCTTTATGATATTAGAAAACCTATAGTTCAAAGTTTTATGAAAATGTGGAACGAATATTACCGCAATCAATTTGCTGGAAATTGGTGGCCTGCATATAAAGATGGTAAACAAGATTTTGATTTGCATCCAGAAGTATTACGTCAATTCGATCAATTCACTTTATGGTTTTTAACAGAGGAACACCCTTATTATAAAGATCTTAAAGTAGGTTCCTTTGAAGATGGTGAGAGATGGAATTGGTATATGACGTATGAAATTAAAGGGTTTACAAAGCCAGAGAAAGGTGTTATAATCCAACACTACAGCGGTTTAATAGAAAAATATGATCGGTATTGAAGAATGACAAAGACTATGACAAGTGTTAACATTGTTAATAACGAAGTTCTTGATACACTCAATGAGTTTAAAGACCTTTGGTATAACGATTTAGAATCTTTTAAAAAACATGCTTATCTTATAAATGCAAACAACGAAAAAAACAAACGTGAAGAAAATATAAGTGACGCATACAAAAAGAAAATCATGGCTGATTATAAAGACCACGATGGTTATCCTGAATGTCTTTATGGGTATACATTTAAGCAAGTAAAAACATCTGATTATTGGGATAGAACTCCAAGGACAGACGATGATAAAATCAAAGAGAAATACTTTAATGACAACTACATAAGGCTTAATAAAAAGTTGTCTTCTATTTTAAGCACTAGATCTAATGCTTTGGCGGCTGTGTACCCTCCTGGTGGCTACATTGGTTGGCATAATAATGCAAACGCACCAAGTTACAATATAGTTTTAACTTGGTCTGAAACTGGTGATGGGTATTGGAAACATGTAGATCCTAAAACTGGTGAAGAAGTTTTAGTAAAAGATAAAGTGGGTTGGCAAGCTAAAGCCTTTTACTTTGGATCATATGAAGATGGTCCTGAAAACTTGGTGTATCATATGGCTTCTACTGATTGTTGGAGATTTACAGTGTCTTATGTATTTGATCAAACAAGTAAAGGCTTTTGGGAAGACGTACTAGAAGAAATAGGCATTGAATGATTGATATATGCGTAACACATTTCGGTGAAAAGTATAGCTCAAAATATATTGACAATTTACAAAATGGCATAGCTAGGAATTATTCTGGCGATTTTAACTTTATTGTAAAGACTGATTGCCCTAATGGTCATTGGGATAAAATATCTTTTTTTAAACGCCAAGATCCTTGCATTGTTATGGACATAGATATTATTGTTAATGGAAGCCTAGATGAACTATTCAACTATGACATTGTAGAAAATCATATTGGAGCGTTTCCAAGATGGTGGAAAAACAGTGGTTGTAAATATAATGGTGGGTTTTATAAAATTAATCCTGGTTATAATCAACTTGCCGTTTACGACAAATTTTATTCTAATCCTGATTTCTGGATTAATCACTATGGAAAATTAATTGGTATTATGGGAATGGGCGAACAAAACTTTGTTACTGATTCTAATTACTTTATAGAGGAACTCCCAGGCCAATGGTTAGGTGTTCATACAGAAGGTTCGTCCAGAAACAACAAGGATATAATAAATAAATACTACGATTACTATAACAAGCCTTTGATAACTCAAGAGAAGTTTGGCGATCAAATCAAGCTAGTACATTTCATATATGACGACAATATGATTGAGGACAAAGCAGAATGGGTACAAAAGATTTGGAACACAACGTAGTATGTGTTAAATGGGGTGACAAGTTCACTGCTGAACATGTAAATAGACTCTATAGAATGGCAGAGAGAAACATCACTTTGCCATTTAACTTTTATTGTTATACAGAAGATTCTGAGGGTGTTGACGAAAGAATAAGCATTGTTTCATTAGACACGCGACTCGATTTAAAAGCTTGGTGGTGGAAACTTACCATGTTTAAACAAAATGATTATGATGGTGTCAATCTTTATTTAGATTTAGATGTAGTGATACAAAATAATATCGATCATCTATTTGATGAAGCGTCACATAATAAACTAACTCTAATAGATCAAGTTTTTGAGGAAAGTTTAAATGATTATTCTAATGATTATTTTCAGGAGTTTTCGAAACATACCAAACCTTATTACAATTCTTCAATTATGGTTTGGTACAACAATGAGAATCAAGACTTATATAATAAGTTTGTAAAATCAATAAAACTTTATACTAATCTATATCATGGCATTGATAGATTTTTTAGCTATGAAATTCCTAGTGCTAATTTTTGTAGTTTAAGTGAAGATGATTGGTATTTTAGATGTAAACTTACACCTCACATTGATCCAGATAAATCTTACTTTATTAGATTAGACACAGAGTCTACATTAGCAGCTGGTGGAGCTGTGATCGGTAAAGTATTAGTTTTTTATGATGAAAGTAAAGCTATTTGTGTATTTAATTCTTGCCACGAATCTATTTTTTATTCTGGTATGGGGAAATATTTGTTATAAATAATGTAAAGAACACAAGTAAAGGTACCATTCATGGCACAATACGAAGAAATTGAAATAGATCAAGGTACTGACGTAGCTATTGAAGTACACTTAGTAAACTCAATAGATGATACTGCTAAGAATTTAACTAATTTTTCTGCTAAAGCAAAATTAAAAAGATCAATAAATTCTGATAGTGCAGATAGCCACGATTTCTTAGCCGTGATTACAAGCCCTGCGACATCAGGCATTGTAAATCTTTCTTTGACTAATGCTCAAACTGAAATACTTAAACCTGGTCGATACCTTTACGATGCTGAAATACAGTATCTTGATAGCTCTTCTACGTTAATTGTTGAAAGAGTGTTAGAAGGAAGAATTAACGTAAACGCATCGATTACAAGGTAATACAAAGCTATGGTTGATAGAACTGTCATAATCGCTGGGTTGAATGAAACTCAAGTAAAAAAAGTGGTTGTTGGCGCACCAATACGTAGCATTGTTCAATCTGGTGGATCATTTGCAAGTTTATCTGACGTAGATGTTTCGGGTGCATCACACGGCAACCTTCTTGCGTATGATTCGTCTGTTGGCAAATGGGAAGCCTCGGATGCTTTACCTCCTGTTAATGTTACTGCTGGAACTTATGGTTCAGCCACAAAAATACCACAAATAAAAATACTTTCGGATGGTAGACTTGACTCTGCTGGAGAAATAAGTGTTGCTACTAACATTGCTTTGGCTGGCGACTCTGGAACTGATTCTGTATCAATCCTAGCTGACACTTTAACTTTTTCGGGTGGTAATGGTTTAAGAACAGTAGTAACTAATAACAACGTTGCTATTAATATTGACGACACTTTGTCTTTGGCAAATCTCACAATTACAGGTGGGCTTACAGTTACAGGCACACAGACTGTTATTAATTCAGAGACTTTGAACCTTGCAGACCATCACATCAAGCTTAACTCTAATGACTCAGCTGGAAGCCCAAACGCTTCTATTGATATTGGTTATGCGGCTGGACGCAAAGAAGATAGTTCAGGTTTTGCGTTTACTGGTATGTTCAGAGACGCAACAGATAAGACATTTAAGGTGTATGATAACTATACACTAGATCCAACAGGATCGACTGCAATTAATATAGCACACTCGTCATTTTCACTTGCGCCATTTAAAGCGAGTACACTTGCTGGTTCATATTTAGGTTTCGATTCTGATGTAGGAGCAAAGATAACTACTGCTGATGCATCTATCGGTTTTAACTTGGATTCATCAAGCGGTAAGTTTAAAATCAATGTATTTAACGCCTCATACACGCAAAGAGGTTTAGCTTTCTTTGATAATACTCAATTCACTGTAGTTAATGGTGGTGTAACTTTGAATATTGTTGACGGCGGCGAGTATTAATCGTTATAAATAGAACTAATATTATATAGTTTTACTAAAAAGAAAAGAATAGACATTGTCTAACGTAGAGATTAGATTACTTAAATCAGATTCGGCTGGCAAGATACCTCTTGTTGGCGATTTGGCCTATGGTGAATTGGCTATTAACTATAAAGACGGAAGACTTTTTTATAAAAATGCCGATAATGTAGTTAAATTTTTTACTGATTCTGATGCTATAAAGGCTCAAATAGATTCGGCACAATCAGAAACATTGCTCACATCTGGTGGAACAATGACTGGTCAGATAAACATGAACAGTCTTAGGATTGTTAATTTATCTTCGCCTTCTGATAATAATGATGCGGTAAATAAAATATATGTAGATAACGCAGTCATAACAGGCGTTGGAGCAGTTAACTTTCCAGAAGGTAATTATGGAACAGTAGACTCAACAGGTCAAATTGATGCGTTTGGAATTTCAACAGGCGGAACATTTGAATGTATGAATCCTGTAGGTTCGTTAGCAACAATAGATCTTGGCGTAGATTCAAGTGTATAGAAATAAGGAATTAAATAAATGCCTACAGTAGTCCAGTTTAGACGAGGCACAACAGCTCAGAATAATAACTTTACTGGGGCTGCTGGTGAAATCTCATATGATAATCAATTAAATAGTATTAGAGTACATAATGGTTCGACCGCTGGTGGATTTGAATCTGTTACAACGTCGGGTGCACAAACACTAACTAATAAAACACTTGATAGTGCAACTATTTCTGGTGCATTATTTGCCTCTGATTCAGATGCGATTGATATTGGCACAGATGATATAAGATTTAGAGGTGCTTACATTGGCACTCTTTATACTAAGAATGGTATAGTTAAAGCACAACCAGTTGGTGTATCAGTAACAAGCGGATCAGCTACAATCGTTGCATCATATGTAACAGGTGGTGCATCCACTGCAATAGAATTTAATATTTCAGCATACAATGGCAGTTCTACAGAGACACAAATCTCTAAAATATTGACTGCATTTGACGGAACAAATATAGCAAGTACAGAATATGGTATAGTACATACTGGTGATAGTGATCTAGGATCTTTAGCTGTAACAAATAACTCAGGCACAATTGAAGTTAAATTTACACGTAATCCTGCAAATACAATATTAGTTAAAGCCCACCAAACAATTATCACATAACCATCGGGGACAATGAACCATGGCAGACAAGAATTTTATAGTTAAGAATGGCATTACAGTCAAAGGACCTTCAACGTTTGATAGTTCAGTAAACGTAAGTGGCATTATAACTCAGGCAAACCTTCCAGTTGCTACGCAAGCATACGTTGCTACACAAATAGCATCAAAGGATAATACAGATGAGATTACTGAAGGCAGTAGCAATTTGTATCATACAACATCAAGAGTTGACTCTGCCTTTGATGTACGAATAGCTACAAAAAGCACTACCAACTTAGGCGAAGGTAATAATCTATACTACACTACAGCAAGAGCTGATTCTGATGCAAAGAACGCAATCAGTCTAACAGACGCTGGTGGAGATGGTTCTTTTGCATATGTCCCTGCAACAGGCGTATTAACATATACAGGTCCTAGTGTAGCAGAAGTAAGAGCCAAGCTAGTAGCTTCCACAGGAATTACATACGACTCTGCCGCTGGTAAAATATCAATAACAAACACAGGTGTGACTGCTGGTACTTATGGTTCTGGTTCTTTAGTTCCAAAATTTACAGTAAACGCTCAAGGACTAATAGACTCTGCTGGAGTATTTCCAGTTGCAGGTGTTGCATCATTTGGATACGATAGTAGTAACGGCATCTTAACAATTGGTACAGCAGATGGTGGTACATTTACTGCAACTGCTACACTAGGTCCTTTCACTACAGCTAATCTTACAGAAGGTAGTAACCTTTATTACACGACTGCTCGTGCAGACAGTGACGCTAAGAACGCTATAAGTGGTGGTACTGGTATTACATACAATGATAGCACTGGTGTGATTACTACAACTGATGGTGACATTGTACATGACAGTCTAAGCGGATTTGTTGCAAATGAGCATATCGATCACTCAGGTGTTTCTGTTATTGCGGGCACTGGTTTAACAGGCGGTGGTACTATCGCCGCCAATCGTACACTTAATGTTATTGCTGGTACTGGTTTAACTGCAAATGCAGATAACATCACAACTAATGACGGACAAATCGTACACGACAATCTAAGTGGATTTGTTGCAAACGAACATATTGATCACACCGGCGTAACAATTACTGCTGGTGCAGGTTTGACAGGCGGTGGTACTATTGCAGCTACACGCACATTAAACATTGGTGCTGGTACTGGTGTCACAGTAAATGCCAACGACATTGCTATTGGTCAAGCAGTTGCAACAACAGACGACGTAACATTCGATGTTGTCACTGCCACTTCAATTGCACCAGGCTTCTTAGATTATTCTGGTATTATCCCTGCACATGCAGAAGGTCGAGTATTTTACGACTCAGCATTCGGTGCTTTAGCAGTCTACAACGACGAAGCTGCTATGACTTTACAAGTTGGTCAAGAGCAAGTTACTAGAGTTTATAACGGATCTGGTGCAACAATCCTTGATGGTAAACCAGTCTATTATGTTGGTGTGCAAGGTACTACACCTACAATCGGACTTGCAAACGGATCAAACGCGGATCACTACGAAGTTTCTGGTCTTGCAACCCATGATATTGAGAATGGCACATTTGGGTACGTAACAAACTCAGGTCTAGTAAATAACATCGACACGTCTTCTTTGACTGCCAATGCCGCTGTATTCCTTGGAGCATCAGCTGGTGCATTGTCTAGTACAGAAAATTCATTCCCTAACTTTCCAATTACAGTTGGTCGTGTTTTAACAAGTCATGCAAGCACTGGACAAATTCTGGTCGAGTTAAGCCATGATACGACTCAAACTTTTAGAACTATTGGTGATGCTCACATAGGCACTAATTTGGTTGTTGGTAATAACTTAACAGTTTTAGGTACTCAAGTAAACGCATCCACACAGAATATCAATATTGGTGGCGCATTTAATAATCTTAACCAAGGTGATACAATAGGTGATGCAAACACTGCATTGGTAACAGGTTCAGGTCTTGATGATGCGGTTCTTAAAGGTCACTTTACAGATATTGTCAACAGAGCTTTCTATCTTGCAATTGATAGTGCAGACTCGGCTGGTGACTCATTCAAGTTTTCTTATGACTCTGCATTTTCTACTGTCCTAGGTGAAAATATTAGAATTAACGATAGTGCGCACACATTAGCAAATGGTATTAGTGTAGAATTTGGTGCAGTAACTGGTCACACATTAAATAACGCATGGCTAGGTTCAGCATCTCCTATCAATGTTGATACTGGTATATTTACAAACAGAAACACTGGTAGCTCAGGTATAGGCCACACTCACGTGGGTCTATTCTTTGATGTGAGTGAGACTAAGTGGACATTCTTAAACGCTTACGACTCTGATGTTTCAGGTACTATAAACATGGCTGATAGTTCAGTCACGTTGGGTATTGTTAAAGCTGGTACATTTGAGGGCGCACTTACAGGTGAATTAACTGGTAATGCGGCAACTGCAACCATCTTAGCTACTCCAAGAACAATCGGTGGCGTATCCTTTAATGGATCAGCGAATATAAACCTTGCTGGTGTTAATGCTGCTGGTAATCAAAACACATCTGGCACTGCAGCAATAGGAACTGCAATTACGGCAACTGCTAACAATACAGCCAATGAAACAGTATTTCCTACATTCGTAGATGGTGCAACAGGGACACAGGGTATTGAGACGGATACTGGCTTAACATATAACCCTAGCTCAGGCGTATTAACATCACTTGTGTCAGCAGTAACAGAACAAAGGTTCCTTGACAGTAACGCAAGTAACTATGTAGGATTTGGTCAACCAGTTTCTCCATCCGCTAACGTTATATGGACATTGCCAAATGCAGATGGTTCTGCTGGACAAGCCTTAGTAACAAGTGGTGACAAAACACTATCATGGGCAGCTGCTGGTGCTGTAACAACAGCAGACGAATCAACTAACACAAACTTTACAATTAAGTTTGACGCGGCAACAAGTGGCGCAGTTACGGCGATAAAACATGACACAGGGCTTACTTACAATCCAAGTACAGGTAAAATAACAGCAACTAATTTTACTGGTGAAGTCACTGGTAATGCCGCAACTGCAACTACATTGGCAACTGCAAGAACTATTGGTGGCGTATCGTTTAATGGTGGTGCTAATATAAATCTTGCTGGTGTTAATGCAACTGGTAATCAAAACACATCTGGTTCAGCCGCTACGCTAACAACTGCAAGAACAATTGGCGGTACATCATTTAATGGTAGTGCTAATATTGCAGTGGGTTTAGCGAATACCGCAACTACATTAGCAACTGCAAGGACTATTGGTGGTGTATCATTTAATGGATCAGCGAATATAAACCTTGCTGGTGTTAATGCAACTGGTAATCAAAACACATCTGGTTCAGCCGCCACTTTAACAACTGCAAGGACTATTGGTGGAACATCATTTAATGGTAGTGCTAATATTGCAGTAGATTTATCGGCAACTGCAACTGCATTAGCAACTGCAAGAACTATCGGTGGTACATCTTTCAATGGTACGGCTAATATTGATGTTGCTTTAGCAGCTGTTGCTACTGCTGTTACAGTAGCAGATGAATCAAGTGATACGACTTGTTTTCCATTATTTACAACTGGTGCGACAGGCGAATTGCCGCCAAAGAGTGGTTCTAATCTTACCTTTAATTCTAGCTCAGGTACGTTAACTGTTGTCAACCTTGCCGCATCGGGAACAGTTGATGGTCGTGACGTTGCCGCCGATGGTACTAAACTAGACGGCATTGAATCAAGTGCTACAGCCGATCAGACAGCCGCACAGATACTAACTGCCCTTAGAACAGTTGATGTCAACGGCACAAGTGGTGTTAATGCTGGTACTTTAGACGGACAAGCGGCTTCTCATTATAGAATTAATGTATATAATGCCGCTGGCAACCTATTAAACTAAGCTAAATAGAATGGAGAGGGAATAATATCTCTCTCCTATTACACCAGAAGGATTATTTTTAATGGCTATTGTTACAAGCAGAGTACAATTACAAGACCATGCTCTTCGTAGGCTAGGTGCTCCTGTCATTGAAATTAACGTAGACGAGGATCAAATAGACGATCGTATAGACGACGCTCTACAGTATTATGCAGAGTTTCATTCTGATGCAGTATCAAGAGGTTTTCATGTTCATTTAATGACTGCTACAGACATTACAAACGAATATATAACTTTACCTACCAATATATTGTATGTTATAAAAGCATTACCAATACAAACTGGTGCATCAGTTTCAAGAAACTTTTTTAGTATTAAATATCAATTGATGCTACAAGATGTGGCAAACCAAGGTAGCTTTATAGGTGATCTTGGTTACTTCACACAGATGCAACAATATCTATCTTTACTAGAAAGTCAATTGACTGGCACGCCACAAGTAAATTTCCGTAGACATCAGAATCGTCTAAAGTGGTTTAGTAACATGAATGATAAATCTATTAAAGCTGGTGATTACGTAGTTCTTGAAACAGACAACATAATTAATCCAGAAACTTTCACATCAGTCTATAATGATATGTTTGTAAAAGACTTCACCACACAGTTGATAAAACAACAATGGGGTGCAAACCTAATTAAGTTTGAAGGTATGCAACTTCCAGGCGGCGTTCTTCTTAATGGTAGACAATTGTATGACGATGCTACTGCCGAGATTGCAACACTAAAAGAAACAATGCGACTAGAACACGAATTTCCACCAGATTTCTTTGTAGGATAATATGGCAACCAATGCATACTTCAATGTCGGCGTTAAAAGCGAACAGACATTATATGAAGACATAATAATTGAGTCTCTACAAATGTATGGTCAAGACGTTTTCTATATTCCTCGTGAATTAGTAAACGAAGATCGTATATTTGGTGACGACTCTGTTTCTAAATTTAAAAAATCTCATAAGATTGAAATGTATATTGAGAACCTAGAAGGTTTTGATGGTGAAAGAGACTTGTTTTCAAAATTCGGTGTTGAGATAAGAGACGAAGCAACGTTTATTGTTGCACGACGTCGCTTTGATCAATTAGTCGGTAAGAATGATATTGCTTTCTATAGACCTAGAGAAGGTGATTTAATACATTTGCCTATGTCAAACTCTACTTTTGAAATTCAAAAGGTCGAAGACGAATCGCCTTTTTATCAGCTTAAGAATCTACCAACATTTAAAATGCGTTGTTCTCTATTCGAATACAATGATGAAGATTTTGATACAGGTGTCAAAGCTATTGATGATATTGAAAAGCATAGTGCCTATCAAATGGATCTTACATTACATCAAGATTCATCAAGCGCAACTTTGTTCCAAGTTGGCGAAAACGTTTCACAGACACTTGACAGTGACCTTGGAATATTTATGAGGGGTGAAGTCGTCGCATTTGCACCAGCGGCTAACTTTGCTTCTGATTCTGATAGCGTGTTATCTTTGGCTCACATTGGTTCTACAGATGGTAAGTTCCGTGAATTCCTTGACTCTGGAACAATCACAGGTCTAACATCGGGTGCAAAAGGTGTCGTACAGGCTAGTGGTGTTGTAGAGGATAATAGAATTTCTGACGATGAACAAAATGCTGATTTTAAAACCATAGCTGGTGGCTTCTTAGACTTCTCTGAAAGCAACCCATTTGGTGACGTGGAGACTTAAATAATGTTTGGTACATATTTCTATCATCAAAGAATTCGTAAATCAGTTGCCGTGTTTGGCAGTCTGTTTAATAACTTACATGTGTTACGTAAGAACTCTGCTGGCGCAGTAATAAGTCAAGTTAAAGTACCATTGACATATGCGCCTAAACGTGATTTTATTGAACGTCTTAGATCACAGACTAATGGTGAAGATGCTGAAAGACAATTGGCTATCAAACTTCCTCGCATATCATTCGAGATTGTTAATATTGTTTATGATCCAGTCAGACAATTAAGTAAGGTCAATCAGTTTAACACTACAGGCACTAGTGTTTACGATAGAAACAAAGTTAAAACACCAGTACCTTATAATATAAACTTTCAATTAAACATCTATGCAAAGTCTCAAGATGATGCGTTACAAATAGTTGAACAGATTGTTCCTTACTTTGCTCCACAATATACTTTAACAATAAAGCCTATTGCAGGTGAAGATATATTAGAAGACAGCCCTATTTCTTTGCAGAGTGTTTCATTCACAGACGACTATGAAGGTGCTTTAGAGCAAAGACGTAGTATTCTTTACACTTTAGACTTTGAAATGAAAATTAATTTCTATGGTCCTGTTACAACTGGTAAGATTATACGTCAAGCAGACATGAAATTACACACTATAAATAGTGGTATAAAAGACTCTGATGAGTTAGTTTCAACAATCAGAGTGATACCTAACCCAGCATCCGCAAGTCCAGATAGTGATTATGGATTTACGACAACATTCTATGGAGCTTTAGATAGCGCATGATTGATTCATCTGATAATGTAGATAATGATTTTGAGTATGCAAGACAAACTTACCACGACATCCTAGTAAAAGGTTCAGCAGCCTTAGAAGATATGATCGAAGTTGCAAGATCAACAGAACACCCTCGCGCATTTGAAGTGCTTTCTGGCCTAATGAAAACAATGGCAGATGTCAATGGTAATCTATTAGATTTACACAAAAAGAAAAAAGATATTAAGAAGGAAGACCCTTCTGATATTCCAGCTGGTGGCATCACTAATAATTTATTAGTTGGGTCTACTGTAGAGATACAAAAAATGCTATCAGACTTACAGAAAAAAGAGGGTGACGTCATAGACGTACTACCAGACAAGGATTAATAATGGCTATTGTGATGGATACGAGTAAAAGTTATAATGGTAATAGACAAGTTAAAGCCGATAACGTTGTACAAGAATGGTCTGAATGGCAAGTCAAAGAGTATGCTAAGTGCATGCACGATGCTTCTTACTTTGCAAGAACATACTGTAAGGTTATCAGCTTAGATAGAGGGCTTGTTCCATTTGATTTGTATCCTTATCAAGAGCAAATGTTTAGTCACTTTCAAAATAATAGATTTTCTATTGTGCTTGCCTGTAGACAGTCTGGAAAATCAATAAGTTCTGTTGCTTACTTATTGTGGTATGCAATATTCCATGCCGAGAAAACTGTTGCTGTTTTAGCAAACAAGGGTGCTACTGCGCGTGAAATGTTGGCAAGAGTTACTTTGATGCTAGAGAACTTACCTTTCTTTTTACAACCAGGCACAAAGGCTTTAAATAAAGGTTCTTTAGAATTTTCTAATCTAAGCAGAATTATTGCAGCCGCAACTAGTGGTAGCTCAATTCGTGGTATGTCTGTTAACCTATTGTACTTAGACGAGTTTGCATTTGTTGAACGTGCGGCAGAATTTTACACGTCTACATATCCAGTTGTTTCATCTGGTAAGGACACAAAGATTATTATCACTTCTACTGCTAATGGTATAGGTAACATGTTCCATAAAATTTGGGAAGGTGCTATGCAAAACACAAGTGAATTTGTGCCATTCAGAGTTGATTGGTGGGACGTTCCTGGTCGTGATGAAAAATGGAAAGACAAGACTATTGGTAATACAAGCCAATTACAATTTGATCAAGAATTTGGTAACACTTTCTTTGGCACAGGCGCAACTTTAATTTCAGCAGAACATTTATTACGACAAAAAGCCAAACCTCATGTACAAGTGTTAGAAGGCGGTAGTTTTTTAATGTATGAAAATCCTGATCCCAAACATAGCTACATAATGTTAGTTGATGTTGCGAGAGGTAGAGGATTGGACTATAGCACGTTTAACTTGATCGATATTAGCCAAAGACCTTTTAAGCAGGTTGCTGTGTATCGCTGTAATACTATCTCACCAATCCTCTACCCTACAATTATTTATAAGTATGCAAATCTCTACAATGAGGCTTATACTATTATTGAAGCTAATGATCAAGGATCGCTGGTTTGTAACGGCCTATATAATGATTTAGAGTACGAAAACCTTCACATGGATTCTCTTATAAGAGCTGATCGTATTGGTGTAGAGATGACTAGGAAAACAAAACGTATTGGGTGTTCTGCCATTAAAGACATTATTGAACATGGCAAGTTAGATATTGTAGACCCTCAGACTATATTAGAGATGTCCACGTTTGTAGCCAAAGGTGCATCATACGAAGCATCAGAAGGAAACCATGACGACTTAATGATGAACCTAGTGTTGTTTGGATATTTTGCCGTGGGTAATAACTTTGAAGAACTGACTGATGTTAATCTAAAGGAAATGATGTTTGAACAACGTATGAAAGAGATTGAAAACGATTTAGTGCCATTCGGGTTTATAAACGATGGTCAAGACGACGAAAGTAATATACTAGAAGAAGATATGGGTGTATGGACAGTCGATAAAAACGTTAAGGTAAATATGGGATTTTAAATTATGGACTTACCTGATTCTGGAATGGTCGGTGTTGGTATTTCTGGTGGATTAGATTCATTGGTTTTATTATTTTATATATGTGATATAATATCTCCAAATGTGTCTATCCTTCCTATGCAATCAATTGGTAGTAGAGTTACAAACACTGCATCTATTACCAAAGGTATTTTATCTGATGCAAGAATTAAACATCCAAATCTTAATATAAAAGAAATTGAAGTATTTCATTGGGAAGAGGATGGTATTAATGAACAACATGAAATTCATGGTATTTTTGATAAGAAAATGTATGAAAAGTACAAGGATTTAAAAATAATTATAACTGGCCTTACTGCACTACCTTCATGGAACATTGTTAATACTTGGGGTAGTATGTACAAAGATGAAAGAAGAGTCAATAAGACTAATACTATCTATCAAGTACATCATGCAACTGGTGCAAAAACCTATAGACCTTTTGCTCATATGGACAAACGAGACATAGCTCTTTTGTTTAAGCAATTAGATTTACCTGAAAGGTATATTAAAGAGAGTTGGTCTTGTACGTATTATGCTGAGAGAACTAATAATTACACAGAACCATGTAAAATATGCTATCATTGTCAGGAGAAGAAATGGGCATTTGGACAATATTAAAATGTTATAAATACACATAATGATAAAGAACTCGTATTATGATAACTTATTAATTAATATCTGAAAAGGATCTATACATGGCAATATTCAGTCCATCAGAATCCCCAGCAATTGTAGTCAAAGAAGTTGATTTAACTGGCGTAGTGCCAAATGTACAATCGACAACAGGCGCATTTGTAGGTGATTTTAGATGGGGACCAGTTAGAAAAGCTACTCTGATAGACACAGAGGCTAATCTTGCGGCGACATTCGCTTCCCCATCATCTACTAAGGCTGTAGACTTTCTGTCTGCCGCATACTATTTAAAATATTCAAGTTCTCTACAAGTGGTACGAGAAGCTACAGCGCATGCATACAATGCAAACTCCGCAGGGCTAACGTTACTTGTGAGAGAAGAAGAGCACTTTGACTCGTTATCAAGTACGTTTGGTTCTGACTCTGGTGACACAAATGCTGGTGGTTGGATTGCAAGATATCCAGGCGCACTAGGTAACTCTTTAAGAGTTTCTTTATGTCCAGCAGGCTCAGATTCTTCAGGCACATACTTTTCAGTATGGGGTCAAAGAGCGGCTTTCGATTCACCACCAGTAACATCTGCCTATGGATTAGCAAGAAGTGCTGTAAATGACGAAGTACACGTTGCAGTTATAGACGAGGATGGTCTGTTTACAGGAACTCCTGGTACTATATTAGAGCGTTACGCATTTGTCTCTGTTGCATCTGATGCAAAATCTTCAGACGGATCATCTAATTATGTTAAAGACGTAATTAATAGTGCATCTAAATATGTTTACCTTGCAACTTTTGAAGGTACATTAGCTGCACTAACTAATGCTGGCACAGCCGCTCAAGGTACAACGTATCAAGCATCTGCATCTGCTCCAATAACATCTAGTTTAACTGCTGGTGCTGATTCAGCCGCACTTACTGCAAGTAAGTATGGCACAGGTATGGCATTGTTTAGTGACGTTGACACAATTACTGTTGACTTCTTAATCGCTCCTGGTATGTCAGCACAAGGTGATATGACAACTGTTGTTAATAACATGATTGTAATTGCTGGAACTACACGTAAAGATTGTGTCGTAGTAGCATCACCTAACAGAGCTGCAGTTGTGAATGCATCAACACCAGTTGCTACTTCAATTGTAACAACAGACACGTTTACAAGGTCGTCTTACTTGGTTGTTTCAAACAACTATCTTAAAGTATATGACAAGTACAATGACCAATATATCCAAATTCCAGACGCATCTTCGGTTGCAGGTATTATGGCGGCTTCTGATCTTCAAGCGGCACCTTGGTTTTCACCAGCTGGTCAAAGACGTGGTTCAGTTTTAGGTATAACTGCCTTAACATATTCTCCGACTAAAGCAGAACGAGACACACTATATAAAGCTGGTATTAATCCAGTTGCAAATATTCCTGGTCAAGGCGTATTGTTATTTGGTGATAAAACATTCTTAGCCAGACCATCAGCTTTCGATCGTATCAACGTTCGTCGCTTGTTCCTGACTATGGAAAGAGCAATTGCAATTGCTGCAAGAAATGTTATGTTTGAATTCAATGACGAATTTACACGTGCAGAATTTGTAAACATCGTAGAACCTTTCTTGAGAGAAATCCAAGGTCGTCGCGGTATTACAGATTTCCGTGTTGTTTGTGACGAATCAAATAACTCCGCAGCCGTTATAGATAGAAATGAATTCATAGCAAATATCTTCATCAAGCCTGCACGTTCAATCAACTACGTTACACTAAATTTCGTAGCTGTTAGAACTGGTGTAGACTTCGAAGAAGTTGTTGGCTCGGTCTAAGGGAGATATTAGAAAATGGCAATATTAGGCGTTGATGACTTTAAGTCAAAACTAAGAGGTGGCGGAGCTAGACCAAATCTATTCAAAGCAACCATAAACTTTCCTGCTTATGCACAAGGTGATGTAGAAATTACTTCATTCCTTTGTTCAGCGGCACAGCTTCCTGGGTCTATACTTGGTACTATCATAGTACCATTTCGTGGACGACAGTTAAAAATGGCTGGCGATCGTACATTTGATGTATGGACACCGACTATTATCAATGACACAGACTTTGTTGTACGTGACTCAATGGAACGTTGGATGAATGGCATGAACAACCATCAAGCAAACACTGGCTTGACAAGTGTGAATGATTATTCAGCAGATCTTATCGTTGAACAACTTGATAAAGATGGTTCATCACTTAAGACATACAACTTCCGTGGTTGTTTTCCTACGAATGTATCACCAATTGATCTTAGTTATGGAGCTACTGATGTCATCGAAGAATTCCAAGTCGAATTCCAGATACAGTATTGGGAAGCGGCTGGCGTAACTAGCTAAAAAGCTGTTATAAATAAAGATATTAGAGGGGTGATTAACTTGCCCCTCTTTACTTACACTTAGAAGGATATATTATGGCTGGTCCAATAGTTAAATTATTTGGTTTTGAACTGCGTAAAGCAGAAAAGAATGCACAGGCTAAAGTAAAGTTACCCTCAATTGTACCACCTATCGACGATGATGGTGCTGGTTACGTAACTGCATCTGGTTCACACACAGGTCAGTACATTGATTTTGAAGGCGATAACGCAAAAGGTTCTGTAGAGTTAGTCCAAAGATACAGGGCAGTTGGCATGCACCCAGAAGTGGATATGGCAATTGATGAGATTTGTAACGAAGCGGTAAGCACATCTGAACTTGAAGCTCCTGTCAAAGTAAACCTTGATAAGATCAAAGGTATGAGTGACAAGGTTAAGAAACAAATCTTTACTGAATTTGATGATGTTGTTTCTATGTTAAACTTTTCAGATTTAGGTTCTGATATGTTTAAACGTTGGTATATTGACGGCAGAATGGTGCATCACCTAGTTGTTAATGAAGCCAACTTAAAAGCTGGTATACAAGAAATTCGTCCTATCGATGCGACTAAAATTCGCAAAGTAAAAGAGATTAAGAAAAAGAAAGATCCTGTTACTAATGCTGACATTGTAGAGAAAGTAAGTGAGTTTTTTGTCTACGAAGAAAAGCCTGGAAACGTAGCTACAAACGTTGTCAAGATAAACGTAGATGCGATAAGCTATGTGACATCTGGATTGCTTGATGAGCATCGTAAAAAAGTAGTATCATATCTACATAAGGCGTTAAAGCCTATCAACCAATTAAGAATGATGGAAGACTCATTAGTTATCTATCGTTTGGCACGTGCACCTGAGCGTAGAATATTCTACGTTGATGTCGGTAACTTACCGCGTGGTAAAGCCGAAGAGTACATGAAAAACATCATGGCTCGTTATAAGAATAAAATTGTCTATGATGCAACCACTGGTGAAGTCAAGGATGATCGCAAGCACATGTCTATGCTAGAAGATTTCTGGCTTCCACGTCGTGAAGGCGGTAAAGGCACAGAGATTAGTACACTACCCGGTGGTGATAATCTAGGTCAAATCGAAGACATCATATACTTTCAAAAGAAATTATATCGTGCATTAAATGTTCCAGTACAAAGACTAGAGCAAGAGTCCACGTTCCAATTAGGTAGATCGTCTGAAATAAGCAGAGAAGAACTTAAATTTCAAAAGTTTATCGACAAACTACGTCGTCGTTTTTCTTCTTTGTTCTTAAACATACTAAAGAAGCAACTACTTCTAAAACAAATCATAGTCCAAGAAGATTGGGACGATTGGAAATCTAATATCAATATCGATTTTGTTCGTGACAATCACTTTACAGAATTGAAAGAAACAGAAATTCTACAGGGACGCCTAGGTATATTAAATGAAGTTCAATCATATGCTGGTGAATACTTCTCTAAAGAATGGATTATGAAAAATGTTCTTCACTTTGATGAACAACAGATTAAAGAAATGGGCGATCAAATTGGTGCTGAAATAAAAGTAGGCGAAGTTGAAGACCCTAAAGATAAAGAAGATAAAGAAGTAGATAATAACAATCAGTCTGATGAAAAAGAAGACGAATAAACAAAGGTGATTATAATGAGTACACAAGATTTTATAGACAGTGTTGTAGATAAAGATTTTAATGCAGCAGAAAATAGCTTTGAACAAATGATGGGTCAACGTATCGATGATGCTTTAGCCCAACAAAAGGTCGTTGCGGCAGGACATATATTTGGTGAATTGCCAGATGATGTAGAAGATGTCGATCCTGAGGATTTAGAATTAGACGACGATGAAACAGAAGAAGAGTCTGACGACGACGATGACGACGATGAGGACGATGATGAAGATGATGATGATGATGAAGATTAAAGAAGGTTGGAATTAATTAAAGTTGTAAACTTATTTTTGTATAAATAAAGATAACTGAATGGGATTGAAATGAAAACCTTAAAAGAACTAAGAGCTGGACTTAAATCCACAAGTAAAAAGATTAATGGATACCCAGTTGTATTCACATCTAGTAAGCAAGGTATGATTGATGTGTCTATAGACGGCGACAAGTTTGACACTTTTCCTAATCAAAAGACTGCTGAGAAAATGGCTAAAGAGTTCATCAAACAATTAAAGACAGGTAAGTAAATGGTAAACTTTGTAACACCCACAGGCGCAGAAATTGCAGCGGCTGTACACACTGACTCAGCTGGAGTGCCAGCATTATTGAATATAAATAAAGCCAGAACAGTACGTTGTGTTAATACTAATGCAACCACAGCTTATCTTGTGACTATACAAACTGCTGGAAACGTACTTAAAGGATCAATGACATTAGCTCCTATGGAATCTGTTGTCGTTATCAAAGCAAAGTCTGATGAGATATTTGCGGCAAATACAGCCGTAAAGCTTTCACCAGTAGATTTCCCTAGAGGATAATAGAATGAAACTGATTGCAGAATACACAGATAATAATCTTGAATGTTTTTCAGAGGCCAAAGCAGAAGGTGGTAAAGACCACTTTATTGAAGGCGTCTTTATGCAATCAGAATCAAAGAATAGAAATGGACGAGTTTATCCACGGAAGATCATGGAATCAGCCGTTAATAAATACGTTACAGAACAGGTAAAAACAAGACGTGCAGTTGGAGAACTTAACCATCCAGAAGGTCCCACTGTAAATCTTGATAAAGTTTCGCACATCATAGAAAGCCTTGATTGGAATGGAAATGATGTTGTAGGAAAAGCACGCATATTGGAAACTCCTATGGGGCAGATTGTAAAAGGTCTTCTTGATGGTGGCGTTCAACTAGGTGTGTCAACTCGTGGTATGGGTAGTCTTGAGAATCGTAACGGCGTAATGTATGTCAAAGATGACTTCATTCTTAGTACAGTTGATATTGTACAAGATCCATCAGCTCCAACGGCTTTTGTCAATGGAATTATGGAAGGTGTGGAGTGGGTTTGGAACAACGGCATTATCGAATCTCAGGTAATTGAAAAAATGGAGACTGAAATTAAAAAGGCTTCTCGAACTGACCTCTATGAGGTACAGGCTCGTGAGTTTAAGAATTTCCTCTCGGAACTGAAAAATATAACTTATTAGGAGTCATACATGACTGATCAAATCCAAGACCAGGATGTGGTGCTCGACGAGAATGAAATCGAAGAAGCTCACGATCCGAAGAACGCAGAAGAAGCCTCAATAGCTTCAGTAAAAGCTGCAGAAGGCAAAAGCCCCAAAGCTAAAAAGCGCAAGGGCGACAAATCAAATTCAGCGAAAGCTGAAAAAATGGATAAAGTGGTAGCCACAGAAGCTGCAGACTTACAAGTAGACTTCCATGACGAACTTAACTCATTAGTAGAATCTGAGGCAACTCTTTCAGGAGAGTTTAAAGCTAAAGCAACTATTATCTTTGAAGCTAATGTGAAAGCAAAGCTTGCAGAAGAAGTTGATCGTTTGGAAGAATCATATGCCACTCAACTTGATGAAGAAGTATCCGCTACTAAAGCAGAGCTTGTTGAAAAAGTTGATAGCTATCTCAACTACGTTGTTGAAGCTTGGGTAGAAGAGAACCAATTGGCAATCCAATCAGGTCTCCGTGCGGAAATAGCAGAAGACTTTATGACAGGTTTAAAGACCTTGTTCACTGAATCTTATGTAGACATCCCAGAAGCCAAAGTTGATCTAGTAGATGATCTTGCAGAAAGTGTTGATACATTATCAGCTAAATTAAACGAAGCTACAGAGCAATTACTTGCATCTAAAGCTGAAGTTGCACACCATTTACGTGAAGCGGCTATCCGTGAAGCGTCAAGTGATTTAGCTGACACACAAGTTGACAAATTACGCACCATGGTTGAAGGTTACGATTTCGATAATGAATTTGCAAATAAAGTTGCAACCATTAAAGAATCTGTCTTTGCCAAAAAAGCTACAACAAGCGAAGAATTGATTGAAGATGACACAACTACTCAGGTAGAGTTATCAGAATCAATGCAGCGTTACGTTGCCGCAATCAAATCAACCCAGTAAATTTAATTAATAGGAATACATCCAATGATGGAATCATATGACAGTTTAGTCAAAAAATGGGCACCAGTTCTTAATGAAGAATCTGCGCCTTCAATCAAAGACAAGCATCGCCGTTCGGTTACTGCTGTCACTTTAGAAAACCAAGAGAAAGCACTAAATGAAGAGCGTGCTCAATCAGGTTTCTTAGCGGAAACACCAAACAACGTTGGTTCTTCTGCAGCTAATTGGGATCCAGTTTTAATCTCTTTAGTACGTCGTTCAATGCCAAACATGATCGCATACGATTTATGTGGTGTACAGCCAATGACAGGTCCAACTGGCTTGATCTTTGCAATGAAGTCACGTTATACAGCTGGTACAACTGGTTCAACAGAAGCTTTATTCAACGAAGCAGATACAGTATTCTCTGGTGACTCAAGTGTGACACAAAGTGCTGGTGCATCTGGCTTAAATGGTTTAACAGATGACTCGTCTGCAACTTCTGGTGTAGCTAATTCATACAACCTAAAAGACAGCTCAATCAACAATGAGCGTACAGGTCCAATATTTGCTGGTGGTATGCCAACAGGCGACGCAGAAGGATTAGGTAGCACAGCTTCTACTTTCAACGAGATGGGTTTCACAATTGAAAAAGCTACTGTGACTGCAAAATCACGTGCTTTGAAAGCTGAATACTCATTAGAGCTTGCACAAGACTTGAAAGCAATTCACGGCTTAGACGCTGAAACTGAATTAGCTAACATCTTGTCAACAGAAATCTTAGCTGAGATTAACCGCGAAGTAATTCGTTCAATCAACAGCCAAGCTAAAACTGGTGCATTGTCAACTAACGTTGCTATCCAAGGTATCTTTGACTTGTCAACAGATGCAGATGGTCGTTGGTCAGTAGAGAAGTTCAAAGGTTTGATCATGCAGATCGAACGTGAAGCTAACGTAATTGCAAAAGAAACACGTCGCGGCAAGGGTAACTTCATCCTATGTTCATCTGACGTAGCTTCTGCATTAGCGGCTTCTGGTATGTTGGATTATACTCCAGCATTGTCAGTAGATCTACAAGTAGACGATACAGGCAACACATTCGCTGGTGTTATGAATGGTCGTACACGTGTGTACATCGATCCATATGCAGTTGCAGATTACGTAACTGTAGGCTATAAAGGTACAAACGCATACGATGCTGGTATCTTCTATTGCCCATACGTACCATTAACTATGGTTCGTGCAGTTGGTGAGAATGACTTCCAACCGAAAATCGGATTTAAGACACGCTACGGCATGGTCTCAAACCCATTCGTTGGTTCAACACCAAATGACGGATTAGCTACTGCTAAGACTAACCAATACTACCGAATCTTCCGTGTAGACAACATCCTACAGTAAGAAATACAAAAAAGGGATAGGTGTTTAACCTATCCCACTTAATTAAAGCTCACTTCGGTGGGCTTTTTTTATGTCTTACTACCATTATATTTTTTGTAATACACCTCATTCTTTTTGTCTTCTTTAAACCTTTGTGATCCAGTGACAGTGTGTCCAGTTTTAATTTTTGTGACAGCATTGTTTTTTAAGAATTCAGCAATAAGTATACTTTCTTTAGTTGTAACCTCATCTCTTGGTTTAATTTTATATGCAGAACTCATTATTTTGTTCCTTCTAAGAATGATTGCACCATATACCATTTACCTGATATATGGTGTGTTGAATGTAACTCACGTGCCTCACTGTATGTCAAGCCAGATGTCTTTTCTGTAGACCATTTACTACTAGCAATCACCGACCAACTTCTCATGCTACAACTCCTGTCCTACACATCTCACGCACCTTTTCATGGTCGATGATATGAGCCGCATGATTATCACACTCGGATCGCTTATTGCCCATAGGCGTATATGTTTGACGCGCAATCACGCCAGCATCTATCAGCTTTTCCATATCCAAGTAGTATTTCACATCTGCTTTAGAGCAGCTAGAATGAAAACCTTTCTTAATGTAGATTTCAGGAGCTACTACGATTTGATCATAGGTTCTCCAATATGCGTCATAATAAGAGACTGCATATGAAAGAGCTTCACGTTGAGACTTAAGTAACTTCATCTATAATCCTCCAAGATTATTAAAAATTTAACTCACATTATCTTTATATCACATATGATTTTATTTGTCAACACATACTATTTCATGTACCAACGTTCAATGTGGGCTTCTCCATTCCATCCTTCGAAGTATCGGACAGTCCATGCACGATCATCATTGTCATCTCGATATACTTCTTGACCTTCTTCACCACAATATTTTAGTGCTACTACAGTTGCTTTTTTCCAACTAGTGAAAACACTAATGATACCATCTTGTGAACCTGTTACAATATAAGCATTTGACATAATACATTTCCTTATTGTTTCTATAATCTTTATATAGAAAACTAGGATAATGTCAACTACTATTTTCATTGTTTCAAATAAACCCTTTAATTTACCTTATAAATATAAGTGTAAGAAAAATAGGATACGATTATGCCTCAGTTAAATCCAGTTAATACAAGTGTCTTGAATCCAAAAAAGAACATAAGCACTTTGACAACTACTAACTTTTTACAGCCAACAGGCTTTAAGATGTTGATCAATCGTAAGAATTTTCCAAACTTAGAATACTTTGCGCAATCGTTTACGCATCCTGACATGACTGCATCTGCTGTAGAGTTACCATATTCACGTGTGAGTTCAGTGCCTTTTGCACCAGATAAAATATCATTCGGAGAGCTTAGTGTTAATGTTATCCTTGATGAAGAATTAAATTCATATCAAGAGATGCAGAATTGGCTTGAGAGATTAGTAGAAACAAAAGAAAAAAGACCTATGGGATTAAGTGGTACTGTGGACTATGATGTTAGCCCACCAACGTATGCAGACATTACATTGTCAGTATTATCAAGTGCCAATAACACACTCAAACAAATAAGATATATAGACTGTATGCCAACATCGATAGGCTCTGTAAACTTTGAAGCGGTGTCTACTGAACAAAACATTGCATATCCTGTTAACTTCAGGTATACTTACTTTGAAATTAGATAAAATATGAAGGATTATTATGATAGACTTAAATGTGATTTTAGATATGTGGCAAGAAGATTGCCAAATTAATACAAAGCTAGACGAAGCTTCAAGACTTACCCCAAAACTACACGCCAAGTATTTGAGACTTCTCTCAGAGGCTAAACTGATGTCTAAGAGATCAGAACAATCTCAAAAGATATTACTAAAGCAAAAATGGCTTTACTATAATGGTAAAATGTCTGGCGATGATATTGTGGCTAATGGTTGGGAGTACGATCCTTTTCATGGTCTTAAAGTATTAAAGGGTGAAATGGACTACTACTATAACGCTGATACTGATATTCAAAAATCAATAGAGAAACTTGAGTATTGGAAAACTGTTATAAGTACCTTGAGTGAAATAGTATCTAATATTAATTGGCGACATCAGACAATTGGTAATATGATTAAATGGAAAACTTTTGAAGCAGGTGGATAATGAGTAAGCACAACGATACATTTAAATTAGATGTAGAAGATTTGGATATTATAGATCACGCATTACGAATGTACGTGGCAAAGCTGTCCAGAAGGTATACCCTTGATGTAACTCCAACAGACGCAAATGTGCGAGTGTATGGTGAAGGTCGTGCTGAAGGTACTGAGCTTAGTAAGATAGAAAATCTCCTAGGTAGACTACACGATCAGAAACAATGGTACAGACCAAAAGGTTCTTATATTAGTGGCTGATATTACATTAGAGCTTAAAGACTATAGCATGCTCACGATAGACTGTGACCTTGGTATTGCTCAAGAGCTAAGTGATTACTTTTCCTTTTTTGTACCAGGTTACAAATTTATGCCAGCCTTTAAAGCAAAGGTTTGGGACGGAAAGATACGTCTATACAATTCTATGAATGGCGAGTTGTCTTCTGGACTTTACGTTTATGTTATTAAGTTCTGTGCAGAGCGTAAGTATAGCATGGATACAATAGAGACCGCGTATGGGCTTCCAGCGGTGTTAGACGAGATAAATGAAGACCATTTGCTAGAGTTCTACAATTTATTGAATATGCCGTACACGCCTAGAGAATATCAGCACGATGCAGTTATGATTGGCCTTAGACGTAAGAACGCTATTCTACTATCTCCAACTGGTTCAGGTAAATCTTTAATCATGTATATTTTAATGAGGTATATTTTAGCAACGTGTAAGAACAAAATACTTATTATTGTTCCTACAACATCGTTGGTTGAACAGTTGTATAAAGATGTTTCTGATTATGGATACGATGCTGATGCAAAAGTTCATAGAATATATTCTGGTAAAGATAAAGATACTAATAAACGTGTGATAATTTCTACATGGCAATCGATATATAAAATGCCACGTAAATGGTTTCATCAGTTTGATGCGATATTTGGTGATGAGTGTCATGGATTTAAATCAAAGTCTTTGTCGTCTATTATGAACAAGGCAGTAGAAGCAAAATATAGATTTGGTCTTACAGGAACTTTAGATGGTACACAGACACACAAGCTAGTGTTAGAAGGTTTGTTTGGTCCTGTCTACCAAGTCACAAAAACAAAGACGTTACAAGATGCTGGAGACCTTGCTCAATTAAAAATTACTATGTTGATGTTGAAGTATGCAGACGAAACAAGACTTGATAATACAAATAACGATTATCAAAAGGAAATAGAATTTATAATAAAGCATGAAGGACGTAATAAATTTATACGTAACCTTGCCTTAAATCAAAAGGGCAACACTCTAGTATTGTATCTAAGAGTAGAAGGTCATGGAAAACCTTTGTTTGATATGATACAGGCTAAAGCATCAGAAGGTCGTAAGGTATTCTTTGTTTCTGGTGACGTTGATGCCAAAGTAAGAGAAACTATTAGAGGGATTGTTGAAACGCAATCTGATGCTATCATTGTGGCTTCTCTAGGGACGTTTTCTACTGGTATAAATATACGTAACCTACACAATATAGTGTTCGCATCACCGAGTAAATCACAAATCAAGGTGTTACAATCTATTGGGCGTGGGCTTCGTAAGTCAGATAATGACACGACTACACAGTTGTTTGATATAGCAGACGACTTACATTGGAAAGCAAAGAAGAACTTCACGCTCTTACATTCGGCTGAAAGAGTTAAGATTTATCATAAAGAACAATTTGATTATAAAATAGTACAGGTGGACATAGAATGAAACACATAAAGCATATGAAGTTAGGTGATGGTACAGAGATCGTTGCTGACATAGTAGAATGGCCTACCGAAGAAGAACACTCATTTGTAATTAAAAATGTGTATGAGATTCATTGTGTAGATAATGAATTGACTGGTAGATTCTTTCAGTTTAGAACATGGATGGTATACCAAGATCAGCAACAACTACAGGTATTAAACCCTGATTTTGTTATGGCAGAAGCCAACCCCACACAAGAACTCCTCAAGCACTACTATAATGCAATCGAAGCAAAAGAGCTGACCGATGAAGAATTGGCACAGCGTATGAAAGAAATAAGTGGCTTTAAAATAACACATGAAGACGAAGAGATTACCGAAGAAAAAGATACAGACAATATTTTATCCTTTCCTGGAAAGACAGTACACTAGGTATATACTACCCTTCAATACATTACTTCTTTATTATATACACGTTTGAACAATCTGTCAATAGCTAAATGAAGTGAGAAAAACCAATTTAAGGGTTTACAGTTTATTATTAATGGTTTATAATTGAAAGAACATTAGGAGTTATCATGGCTAGACGCACAAAAGAAAACATCCACTACGTCAACAATAAAGACTTTTCAAATGCAGTGGTAGAGTATTGCACAGTATTACAAGAGGCTCAGGCTAATGAAACATCTTTACCCATTGTGTACGATTATATTGCTAACTGCTTTCTAAAGATTGCAGAGGGTTTATCTCATAAGTCAAATTTTATTGGATACACATATCGTGAAGAAATGGTTATGGATGCAGTAGAGAATTGTCTAAGGGCAATTCAGAATTATAACATTGAAGCGGCGACACGTACTGGTAAACCAAATGCCTTTGGGTACTTTACACAAATATCTTGGTACGCATTCTTACGGCGCATTGCTAAAGAAAAGAAGCAACAAGATACTAAGTTGAAGTATTTGTCGCAATCTGGTATGGAAGACTATGTGGTATCAGGTCAAATGGATGTAGGTTCTAGGCAAGTCGTCCAAGGGTTTATTGATACATTAAAGAGCCGTATTGATGCGGTAAAAGAAAAAGACACCGAAATTAAACAGTTTGCCAAAGATGAGAAGGTTCGTAAGAAGTATCAATTTAAAGTTGATTCAGACCTGTCAGATTTTCTTGACTAAGGAGAATGAAAACGACAAGTATCTCATTTAAATAACCTTAGGAATTTATATTATGAAAATAGCTTTACTGAATGATACACATTGTGGTAGCCGTAACAGCTCTAATATACTATTAGATAATGCAGAAACATTCTATGAGAAAGTATTCTTTCCGTATTGTATTGAACACGACATAAAGCACATCATACATCTTGGCGATTATTACGATAATAGAAAGTTTATAAACTTTAAATCATTGAATAGAAATCGTCACCACTTCCTTAACAAGTTGCGATTACATAATATGACTATGGATATTATTGTAGGCAACCATGATGTGTACTATAAGAATACTAACAATCTAAACTCTTTAAAAGAACTCTTAGGCCATTATATGGATGTGGTTACTATTATCCACAAGCCTACTACTATGAAATATGATGAGTTTGAGATTGCTTTAGTCCCTTGGATAAACTCAGAGAATGAAGAAGAGTCGATGAATTTCATTCGTGATACACCAGCTAGATATATGGGCGGTCACTTTGACATCATCGGATATGAAATGGCAAAAGGTGTAGAGAGTATTCATGGCATGGATTCTTCTGTCTTTGATAGATTTGATAGTGTTTACTCAGGTCACTTCCACACTAAGTCTTCTAAAAATAATATACATTACTTAGGTTCTCAAATGGAGTTCTTCTGGAATGATGCACATGATAAAAAATACTTCCATGTATTCGACACTTCTACTGAACAAATTGTGTCAATTCATAATCCCTATACATTGTTTGAGCGTATAAGTTATGACGATATAAACAAAGACATGACAAACTTTGACTTTTCTAAAGTAGATAATAAGTTTGTAAAGATTAACGTGGTTAATAAGAAAGACATAAAAGCGTTTGATAAATTTGTAGACGATATACAAAGCAGAGACATACACGAATTAAAGATTGCAGAAAGCTTTGCAGAATTTATAGGAGAGAATGTTGTAGACGAGGATGTACTTTTAGAAGACACTTTTAGCCTATTGAATACATATGTAGATGCAGTAGATACTGAATTGGATCGTGATCGTATCAAGAAGCAAATGTCAGAGCTATTACAAGAAGCACAAACTTTTGAAATAGTATAATTAACTGTTTACAATAGTCTGAAAATCTGTTATTATACTTTAATATTATGAAAGTTGTTTGAGTTGATTTTATTTAAAACATTAAAGTGGAAGAATTTTTTATCTACAGGTAATGCGTTTACCGAGATAGATTTCCAATCATTTAAGACTACGTTAATCGTAGGTCACAATGGTGCTGGAAAGTCCACATTACTTGATGCCTTATCATTCGCATTGTTTGGTAAGCCTCATCGTAATATTAATAAACCACAGCTAGTCAACTCTATTAATAATAAAGACTGCTCTGTCGAAGTCGTGTTTGAAGCGGCTGGATCAGAGTTTAGGATTGTACGTGGGATTAAACCCGCAGTCTTTGCAATCTATAAGAATGGTGAGATGCTAAACCAAGAGTCACATGCAACTCAGTACCAGAAGATCCTAGAACAAAACATCTTGAAACTCAATCATAAAAGCTTTCATCAAATTGTTGTGCTAGGATCTTCTTCATTCGTTCCGTTCATGCAGTTGCCTGCACAACATCGTAGAGATGTTATCGAAGACTTATTAGACATAGGTGTGTTCTCTAAGATGAACTCATTGATAAAGGAAAAGAACTCTATTCTAAAAGGTGTCATTCGTGAAATAGACTACAAGATAGACATACAGAAAAATAAGATAGACGTACAAAAAAAGTATATATCTGATGTCAACAGAATTAATAAAGATTTAAAAGACCAAAAACAAACAAATATCATTGAGATGCGTAAAGATATTACTGGCATTTTAAAAGATAACGACGAGTTATTGGACTTGGTAGAGGCTGGAGCTTCTATTCCTACTACTATTAATAGTACGCAGTCTACTAAATCAAAACTATTAGGTTATCAAAATCAATTCACTAAAGACGTTCGTACAGTTGTCAAAGACGCTAAGTTTTTTGAAGACAATTCTACTTGTCCCACATGTAGTCAGGATATAGAAGAACATGTGAAGGCTGAAAAGTTAAATGATGCTAAGGCTAAAGCGAAAGAATTAAGCAAAGCGTTGACTGATATTGAAGTAAAGCTGACGAGTACACAGAAAGAATTAGAAGCGGCTGAACATAAGATGCAAGAGATACGCAACTTTCAAACACAGATGAACGCTAATCAATCTGCAATGTCTCGTATTGAATTACAGATTAAAGTATTGAGTGACGAAATAGATAACCTTACCGATACAAGTAGTGACATCAATGTTGCCAAAGACGATCTTGAATCTTATGTGATGGAAAAGAACGCTCTTACAGAGACTAGGCTAGAGTCTAATGAACAGTTTCAGTATAACATAGCTATCACAGAAATGTTAAAAGACACTGGCATTAAGACTAAGATCGTCAAACAGTACATACCAGTTATTAATAAACTTGTGAATAATTATTTACAAACCTTAGAATTTTTTGTGCATTTTGAATTGGACGAATCGTTTTCTGAAACGATCAAATCAAGGCACAGAGATAGTTTCTCTTACGCTTCATTTTCTGAAGGGGAGAAACAACGTATCGATTTGGCTCTACTGTTCACATGGCGTCAAGTTGCAAAAATGAAGAACTCTGTCTCAACCAATCTTTTAATCTTAGACGAGACTTTTGATTCTTCTTTAGACTATGAAGGTGTTGATAATCTTATGAAGATAATCGAGACTTTGACTGCTGATACAAATGTATTTGTTATATCACATAAGGGTGATATGCTTGAAAGTAAATTTGAAAAGAAACTAGAGTTTTTTAAAGATAAAAACTTTAGTAATATAAAGTGATAATATGTATTTACAAACATGCTTTGATGTGTTACTATTCAAAGAACATAAATTGAAAGGTTAATTATGGAACTAAATGAAAATGCTTTGCAGGTCTTAAAGAACTTTGCAACTATCAATCCAAACATAGTGGTTGAATCTGGGAATATTATTCGAACTCTTTCTGAGGGTAAGAATGTATTTGGTAAAGCCGTACTCGATATAAACTTCCCACAGAAGTTTGGTGTATACGATCTTAACGAGTTTTTGAATGTTATTGGACTTGTAGATAAACCAGCAATGTCTTTTGAGGACACTCATGTACTCATTAAAGACCAATCAGGTCTATCTAAGGTTAAGTATTTCTTTACTGACAGTGAATACCTCACTACGTCTACTAAAGACATCACTATGCCAGACACAGAAATTAATTTTGCTATCTCAAATGATACGCTAAATAAGATTAAACGTGCCGCTGGTGCGTTAGGTCATTCGACTTTATCCATTCGTGCAAACAATGGTTCTATAAGTCTAACTGTATTTGATGAAGCTAATCCTACATCAAACACTTTCTCTATCGATGTTGAAGGAACATATGACACTGATGAGTTCAATGTTGTTTTAAGTATCGCTAACATGAAACTATTACCAGGAGACTATAAGGTAGAAATCTCGTCTAAACTAATCTCACATTTTATCAACACAACTTCTGATGCAGAATATTGGATAGCATTAGAAAAATCATCAAAGTATGGAGCATAATTATGGCATCTAAAGTAGCCGAACAACAAGATCACTCACAGGTTTATGACCTTTCAAATCGTGTAGCACGTAGCTGTATCGCAGTAGTCGATACATTAACCCAACGTGGTGCATTTAAAGGTGAAGAACTTTCAACAATCGGTGGTCTTCGTGATCAAGCGGCACAACTAATTCAAGTAGCCGAAGCTTTTCAAGCAGAGAATGCCGCTAACAAAGAATAAAGAGTTTACATACCGCTCTAATTGACTTACACTTACAAATTATTTATATTATGGAGAGCACAATGACTAAAGACTTTTTATGGGTTGAACGCTATCGTCCTACTAACATAGCTGATACTGTTTTACCTAAAAGCCTAAAGAAAACCTTTCAAGCTATAGTAGATTCTGGTGAGATGCAAAACATGCTTTTCACTGGAACTGCTGGCCTTGGTAAGACTACTGTGGCTAAAGCGTTATGCAATGCAATCGGATGTGATTACATTGTTGTTAACGGAAGTGAAGAAGGTAACATTGATACGTTACGCGGTAAGATAAAGCAGTTTGCATCTTCTATATCACTTACTGGTAGCTACAAAGTTGTTATTCTTGATGAGGCAGACTATCTTAATCCGCAATCAACACAACCAGCCCTTCGTGGGTTTATTGAAGAATTCAGTAACAACTGTCGTTTCATCCTTACTTGTAATTTTAAAAACCGCATTATTGAACCATTACATTCACGTTGTAGTATATATGAATTTAATACGACTAAGAAAAACCTTGCATCATTAGCTGGTCAATTCATGGCGCGACTAAAGTATATCCTTGATGAAGAAAACGTTAAGTATGAAGACAAAGCTTTAGTGCCAATTATTATGAAGCATGCACCAGATTGGCGACGTGTTGTCAATGAAGCACAAAGCTTGTCAATGAGTGATAATACAATTCATAACATTAATAATTTAGCCGAAAGCAGTGCTGACTCGTTTAAAGAACTTATGCATCATCTAAAAAATAAAGACTGGAAAAAAATGCGTGGATGGGTGGTTAATCACCAAGACCTAGACACTTCTGCTATAATTCGTGGTATATATGATAGCATGCTAGACTATCTAAAACCTGCATCAGTACCACAACTTGTGTTAATACTTGCTGATTATCAATACAAGTTTGCCTTCGTTGCAGACTATGAAATAAACTTGGTTGCTTGTATGACTGAAGTTATGGATTTGGAGTTTTTATAATGAACCCATTTGAATATTTAAACGCTATAAATTCAAGCAAAAAAGATATTATGGTCGATGATATTACTGAGAAGGCGTATGCGCCTTTTATGATTAATAGATCGCTATCTTACTTTCAAGACACTGTATTTTTTGCAAATGTGATGAATCAGTACCATCATCTTGATAACAAACTGCAATTTGATTTTCTTATAAATACGATTAGGAAACGAAAACGTTTCTCTAAATGGATTAAACCTGAACTGAATAATGACATGGACGTCGTGAAAGAATATTATGGTTATAGCAATGAAAAAGCTCGCCAAGCACTCACACTCTTATCATCTAGTCAAGTTGCAGAAATAAGAAAAAAGGTGAGTAAAGGTGGAAGAAAATAAAATAGTTCATTGGACTCCTACAGATATGTTAGAGATCTTATTAAATGAACCAGACGACTTTTTAAAAGTTCGTGAAACGCTAACACGTATTGGTGTGGCATCAAGAAAAGAAAATAAACTGTATCAGTCATGCCACATCTTGCATAAGCAAGGTAGGTATTTTATTGTACACTTTAAAGAGTTGTTTTTACTTGATGGTAAGAAAGCTAATCTTGAAGAGAATGATATTAATCGTAGGAATACAATTGCAACTTTGCTTAGTGATTGGGGTCTAGTCTCATTCGCTGTAAAAGTTGAATTAGATTGTGCACCATTAAGACAGATTAAAATCATTCCTTATAAAGAAAAGACTAATTGGGAGCTATGTCCGAAATACAATATCGGTAATGGTTGATGTTTGATGAAACATTCTTAACGCATGTCAGGAATAGGGATTATTATTGCAGTAAACCTTATGACACAATTGACTATGATATGTATGACTTCACAAAGTATTTGGTATCGCATCCTTTAACTTTAACGGATTGGGTTAATCATAGGAAACGTGTAACTTTACGTGATATGCATTTACGAAGTGGTACACCATCTTTTGCTAAGGATATTCATAAAGCCCTAACAAAAACGTTTCATAAAAACCATATTACCTTGTATGGATTTGCAGGGTTCACTTCCGATAGTGAAAGCCATAGTGTCCATAGAGATAAAGAAGATGTGTTGTTTCTTAACGTCATAGGTAGTATTAATTGGAGTATATGGGAATCAGAAGACTGGAAAGACTATACAATAGACGCAATTACTGATTGGTCAACTGGTGTCGTGAAGTTTGACAAGGTGTTTACTCCTGGTGATCTAATATGGATACCACGTGGCACATGGCATTTGATTAAACCACATTGTGCGCGTGTAGGCTTTTCATTCGGAGTAGAAGGTGACATAGATCCTTCTACTTACATATAAATTCTTTCTTACTTAGAAATAAAAAAAAGGTTGACATCCCTTTATAATTCTGATATAAATACAGACAGACTAACTATGAACAATTTGTAGTAGTCTAATATACGTGAGATGCAGAAATCTGGTCTCATAAATCTTGCTTGTAATTAAGGAGAAACTAAATGACAGGCTTAACTCACACCACATTATTTCCACGTGCATCATTCGTTGGATTTGACCACCTCTTTAGCGAACTAGACCATGTTGCAAGACATGCAAAAGATCATTACCCACCTCATAACATCATCAGAATTGGACAATCAGATTTTTTGATTGAATTGGCTGTTGCAGGTTTCGGTGAAGATGAACTCGACATAGAAGTGAAAGATCGAACATTGAGCATAACTGGTGAGCATATATCAAAGGGGAGAGACTTCGTACATCGTGGTATATCTACGAAGAAGTTTAGACGAACCTTTAGACTGTCGGAGCACGTAGAAGTGCATGGAGCCGATATTCAAGACGGCATACTCGCAATTAACTTGAAGTATGTTATCCCAGAAGATCAGCGTCCTCGTAAAATTAACATTGGAAAAAACGAGGAATCCAAAAATGACACATACAATACTACTAGTAAACAACTACTTAACGAATCCCCTAACTGATGCGATCATGGCAGTGTGCCGTTTTTTCAAAGGTTGTCTTGAATCTCTGATTGAGGCTCGTCAAATACACGCCAATTTCTACATTGCAAAACTATTGCATGAAAAAGATTACTACAAGACGCATTCATTCCATGCAGTGTATACAGCAGTGAATGAAGGTAAATTAGAGGACTTGAAGAAATGAAACTTTTAACAGCAGTCACATCTGCAATATCCGGTGTCGTATTATCTGCACAAAAACCTGCCGACTATCGCAGAACGATAAAAGACTTATCTTCGCTTACAGATTATGAGCTAAGAGATATAGGTATCTACAGAGGCGACATCGAGACTATCGCCATGTCGCAAGAACCCTATGTTAGGCGTAGACGCTTCTTCTAAGTGGTATATATAGCTACTATGATAGGCCAAATACTTGGCCTGTCACTTAAAACACATTGGAGTATATTATGAAACAGCAATTAAATGAAGTTGGTACAAGAGTAGAAGTAAGTCGCAGACTTGTTCGTGCAGCCATAGATTTAAGCAAAGAATTAAGCACTGAACTGCATGAAGTCACCTATGATGACGGAAACACGGCTATGATTGAAGTTGTTAGAAAGGTAGATTTGTAAGTCATAAGGAAGATTGTAATGAGCGTTACGGATTACACTGTATCACCAATAACTATACAAGAAGCTACACCATTTGTTGTTGATTGGCATTACTCCAAGAACACAAATGGCTTGGCTACTCGTTTCTGTTTCGGTCTTTTTGATAAGGCTGAAATGATTGGTGTTATGATATATGGGTATCTAGGCATGGCAAGTGTTTGGAAGAAGTATGGGGAAGTTGAAACAGACGTTGTTGAACTAAGACGATTGTGCTGTATTGATGATACTCCGAAGAATACCGAAAGTTACTTCATATCTCAGACAATCAATTGGTTGAGACAGAACACAGACTGTAAAGTTGTTGTCAGTTATGCTGACAGTATGCAAGGTCATGTAGGCACTATATACTATGCATCAAACTTTTACTATTTGGGTATGACTGCAAAGGGTAGATCGATAAAGATTAAAGGTAATGATCGTCTGTATCACGAAAAGACAATACGGACGTACTACACACCTAAGAATGGCGAGAGGCGTCTTAAACCATACGCACAAAAAATTAAGGAACAGCTAGAGAACGGCGAAGCAGAGTACGTTCATAGTAAAGGCAAACACATATTCGTATATCCTCTCAATAAGAAGGAAAGACGGAAGTACAAAATGAAAGCAACGAGTATCAAATATATTATATAGCTTTACAAGTATACTAAATTATGATACAATGCTTACAAATAAGGAGTTTGCGTTTTGAGTTTTTACACATCAGTTGAGATTATTGGTAATCGTATTGCCTATAGAGGTTACAATGATTTAGGACGTCCTATATCAAACAAGTACAGTTATGAACCGACATTGTTTTTTCCATCTGCCGAAGACACTGGTTGGAAATCTATGTATGGTGATGATGTTAAACCTAGAACGTTTGGCTCTCCCAATGCAATGCGAGACTTTATTAAAGAACAATCAGAAGTGGCAAATCCTACATATCATGGTATGGACAGAGTTGTTATGCAATTCATTCAAGACAAGTTCCCTGGTGAAGTAAACTTTAAGAAGTCGCATATGAACATTGTCAACTTTGACATTGAGGTACATTCTGAAGATGGGTTTCCTGAGCCAGAAGACGCTCTACATCCTGTCACGGCTATTTGTTGTAAGTCTTCTCGTAATAGCATCTATCATGTTTGGGGTTGTGGCGAGTACGATTATAATAAATCTCCGCACAAGAATCTTCTTATACAATACCATAGGTGTAATGACGAAATTGATTTACTTACTAAGTGGATTACATGGTGGAAAGCAGACTATCCTGATGTTATCACAGGTTGGAATATCCGCTTCTTTGATGTGCCTTATCTAGTCAATCGTATTGAGCGACTTGCCTTAGAACACGATATGGATATTTCTTCAAAGAGTATGTCTCCTTGGAATGATGTGCGTCAAAAGACTGTACGTCTTAAATTCAAAGAGATGAAATCTTATCAACTCATGGGTATCAATCAATTAGATTACCTAGACTTGTTTCAAAAGTTTGGATACAGTTTCGGACCTCAGGCGTCGTATCGCCTAGATCATATTGCCCACGTTGTGGTAGGTGAAAAGAAGTTGTCTTATGAAGAGTTCGGTAGCCTTCGCAACTTATACAAAGAAAACCACCAACTTTACATAGACTATAATGTAAAAGACGTAGAGCTTATTGAGCGTATAGACGATAAGATTGACTTGATGGGATTAGCCTTGACTATGGGCTATAAGGCTGGATGTAATTTGTCTGAAGTTTTCGGTACGACTGCAATATGGGATAGTATTGTCTATAGAGCATTACATGATCAAAACATTGTTGTCCCACGTGCAAAATCACATAAAGTCCTTTCGTCTATCGATAGTACATTTCCTGGTGGCTACGTCAAAGATGTCACCCCTGGCATGTATGATTGGGTTGTGAGCTTTGACCTTGCGTCTCTATATCCTAACATAATTGCACAATGGAATATGTCACCAGAAACGTTGACCATAGATCCTGATAGTAATCATTCTATGGCTGCGACAGGTCAGCGTTTTGACAATAGTAAGAAAGGTTTTATGCCTTCTCTTATTGAAGAATACTATGATGATCGTAAGCGTTCTAAGACACGTATGCTTGAAGCGCAGTCAGAGTACCAAATAACACCTACCAAAGAACTTGAGCGTGAGATTGCTACTTTGACTAATCGTCAAATGGCTATTAAAATTCTTATGAATAGTCTATATGGTGCGATGGGTAATAAGTATTATCGTTACTTTGATTTGCGTATTGCAGAAGGTGTGACAGTCACAGGTCAACATGTTATTAAGTCGTGTGAAAAGGTTATCAACCACGAGTTAAATAAAGTCTTAGGCACAAAGAATACAGATTATGTTATCGCTATTGATACAGATTCAGTATATGTTAATATGAATGACTTTGTGAATAAGTTTGGTGTTACACATGATCGTGCAGTCAAGTTCATAGACAAATCATGCAAGGCACATTTCGAACCAGCGTTTGCTAAAATGTTAAGTAAGATGCGTACTGATCTAAATTGTCTCGGTGATCGTATGGAAATGGATAGAGAAGTTATTGCTGATCGTGGTATTTGGTTGGCAAAGAAACGTTACATTCTAAACGTACATAACTCTGAGGGTGTGCAATATGCAATACCAAAGCATAAGATTATGGGTGTCGAGGCTATTAAGTCCTCTACACCGCAAGTGTGTCGTGATAAGTTTAAAGAAGTGTTCCATGTTATCCTTGAAGGTGAAGAAACGAAAACACAGGACTTTATCAGAGACTTTCGTAAAGAATTTAATAGTCTTCCACCTGAGGATGTGAGTTCACCACGTGGTGTATCAGATATAGGTAAGTGGGAAGATAAGACAAAGATATATGCAAAAGGTACTCCGATAAATGCCAGAGGCTCTTTGTTGTATAACCATCACGTAAAGAAGAATAACTTGCACAAGAAGTACGATTATATTAAAGACGGAGAAAAGATTAAGTACGTGTATTTAAAAACTCCGAACCCTATTAGAGAGAATGTGATTGCATATCCTAATGAGCTTCCTAAAGAGCTGAACTTGCATCCGTACATAGATTACGATAAGCAGTTTCAGAAATCTTTCTTAGAGCCTATGACAATGTTCCTTGATGCGTTGGGTTGGACTGATGAGCCTGTATCCGACTTAAGTGATTTTTTTGGATAAACATACTTTACAAAACGAATGGACTGTGCTATAATAGTAAAATTATTATGAGAAAGTGAACTTATGAAAGATGTGAATTACTCATTGACACTGTTTAACAGTCTCTTTGATACTAAGACAGACAAGCGTGTCGATATAAAGAGCTTTGACCAGTTTGAACGTCTTCTATATAAACTATCTACTGTTGAGTTGCCTGATAAAAAGTCAGCCCAACTAATGTCGCCTGCTACTTACTCTACAGATACTACACGCAAAAATGACAGTGTATTAACTTGGGCAAGTTGGGCGGCAGTAGATGTAGATGATATGGTTTTTGATGGTGACGTGGAGACTATTTTAAAAACACGCTTCAAAGAACATAGATTCATTTGTTACAGTACGGCAAGCAGTACAGAAGCACAACCAAAGTTTCGATTAGTGTTTCCCCTTACTTGTGATGTACACAAAGATGATATAAAGAAGTTGTGGTATGCTTTACAGACAGAGCTAGGTGATCTAGGTGATAGACAGACTAAAGATTTATCTCGTATGTATTACATCCCTGCAAAGTATAAAGGAGCTAATAATTTTATTTTTAGTCACCTTGATGGATCAGACATAGACCCCGATGGGCTAATAGCAAAACATCCTATGCCTGAACGCTCTAGTTCAAACAGTTTCTTTGATCGTCTACCATCAGGCATACAGTCGCAAATAGTACAATATCGTAAAGATTCTATGGATGCGACATATGAATGGTCGTCATATCAGAATTGTCCGTTTTGGCCTAGAAAGCTTGCGGCAGAATACACGTCTATAACATCAACAGGCTGGTACAGTAAGATGTATGCCATAATGATTGCAACAGCTGGCAATGCAACAAAAAGCAAATACCCTATTAGCGCATACGAGATTGCTACACTGTGTCAACAGTTTGATCTTGAAAATGGTAATTGGTACGAAAATCGCCCACTAGATAAAGAAGCTGATCGTGCTTTAGAGTACGTCTATAAAAATATGTAAAGGAATAACTATGACATTAAATAAAGAAGGTGTAACTGTTGTAACAATTGTCTTGCCAAATGGTGCAGAGATTGTTGGCAGATACACAAAAACTCAGAAAGACCAGTACATACTATACAAACCTCGCCTAGTACAAGCTGGCGATTCTGCATTATCATTTGTTCCTGGTATCTGTATGACAGGTGCAACAGAGCCGACAGAAGTTGCCTTTAAATTTACGAGTGTGATGTTCATGGTAGAGACTGACCCTACGATTGCAAATGCATGGCGTGAAGCAACAGGTACAAGAAATGTTATCGTACCAGAGAAATCAGCGTTGATTATGTAATGAAAAAGATAGGCTTCACTGCATCCACGTTTGATCTATTACATGCAGGTCATGTAGCCATGTTGAGAGAAGCAAAGTCTCAATGTGACTACTTGATCTGTGCGTTGCAAGTAGACCCTAATGTAGATAGAAAAGAAAAGAACGTTCCTATTCAAAGTATTGTAGAGAGACAAGCCCAACTGTCAGCAATAAAGTATGTTGATGAAGTGGTAGTCTATTGTACCGAAGAAGATTTACTTGATATAATAAATATGTATCCGATTGACATCAGAGTTCTTGGTGAAGAATATCGTCAAAAAGAATTTACAGGTAAAGACGTGTGTCGCAATCGTGGCATTGAATTGTATTTTAATAAAAGAGATCATCGCTTTTCTACGACTGATCTAAGAAAGAGAGTGCGAGATGTTTAAGCACATTGACATGGATGTACTTATAGGTGAACTTGATTGTGAAACTTTACCTACAGGACGAACTTACAGAACACCAGAGGGAAAGAAATATCCATCAGTAACTACTGTGTTAAGTGAAGAATCTAAAGCTTCTATCATGGCTTGGCGTGCCCGTGTAGGAGCAGAAGAAGCTAATAAGATTTCATATCAAGCATCTACAAGAGGGACAGCGGTTCACCAGTTGGCAGAAAACTATGTTAATAATATGGAAGATTGGAAAGATGGTGCTACGCAAAATAACATTCATTCATTCAATGAAATCAAGCCAATACTAGACAAGCATGTAGATAATATCTATGTGCAAGAAGCGTCGTTATATAGTAACAAACTAGAAGTTGCTGGTACAGTAGATTTGATTGCAGAATGGGACGGCGAGTTGTCTGTTATTGATTATAAAACATCTCGTAAACCAAAGAAAGAGGAGTGGATTCAGAACTACTTTATGCAGGCTTCTTTTTATGCGTGTGCATGGTATGAGTTAACAGGTATGGTAATTAAACAAAGTGTTATTGTTATTGCAGTAGATCACAATGATCCACAAGTATTTCGTCAACAAACTTACGACTACTTGAAAGATTTCATTAAAGTCAGGGCAAAATATAAAGAAAAGTATGGTATTTAAGGTATACAAGCTGTGTCATATGTGTTATACTGTCGAAAATATTAACAAGAGGTTATATTATGAGTGAAGAAAAATTTAAACTAGGCATAGTCGGTCACGGCTTTGTGGGTAAAGCTGTAGACTACGGATTTACACATCGTGACGTAGAAATGTTCTATGTAGATCCGTTATATAATACAAGCATTGATGATCTAGTAGAGTGGCAACCTAACATCACATTTATATGTGCGCCTACACCAATGGACGATACTGGCGTAGTAAACGCTACTATTGTTGAAGATGCTGTCTTAAAGCTGATACAACATACAAAAAGTGGCATTGCTATTAAGTCTACTGTGACACCTGATGTAATGCAACGATTAGCTTTTACAGCATCCCAGCTAGGAGCTGATAGTAGATTTGTGTATAACCCAGAGTTCCTTACAGAAAACAATTCTAAGGCAGAGTTTGTGTCACCTAAGTTTAATATATTTGGTGGAACATTAGAAGCTATTGATGGATTGTTATGGGCTTACGATGTCTTCTCTATGTGTAATATGGAAAAGGTAGTAAAAATGAGTCCAGTAGAAGCGGCATTTGCAAAATATGCAATCAACTCTTTCTTAGCGACTAAAGTGACGTTCTTTAATCAGTTGTATGATGCTTCTGAATCTATGAACGTTTCATATAAGCGCATACTAAGAGGCATAGAAGCTGATCCTCGTATAGGTGGCTCTCATACCAAAGTGCCTGGATTTGATGGTAAGCGTGGCTTTGGTGGTGCTTGTTTTCCCAAAGACACTAAGGCATTTAACAAAGCTTTTAATCGCTTCACCCTTCTTGATAATGTCGTCACAATTAATAACGAATATCGTAAAGAATACAATTTGGACGATAGAGAAAAAGCACAGAATATTAACTATGAAACGAAAGGAAATGATACATGAGTATTATGGACAAGCTAAAGACTAACAGCAGGATTAAAGCTACAGATGTTCTTGCAGACTCGAAAATATTTAATACAAAAGAGCAAACATCGACTAGTGTTCCTATGGTGAACGTTGCATTATCAGGTGACGTAGATGGTGGATTAAATGCTGGATTGACAGTATTAGCAGGACCTTCTAAGCACTTTAAAACTTCATTCGCATTATTAATGGCTGGAGCATATCTTGATAAACACAAAGACGCAGTAATGTTATTTTATGATTCAGAGTTTGGTTCACCGCAATCTTACTTCGAACAATTTGGTATTGATACTACACGTGTAATGCACACGCCTATCATGGACATAGAACAGCTTAAGCACGACATCATGTCACAACTAGAAGGCATAGAAACAAAAGACAATGTGGTTATTGTTATTGACTCTATAGGTAATATGGCTTCTAAAAAAGAACGAGACGATGCTCTTGACGAAAAATCAGTTGCGGATATGAGTCGTGCAAAGCAGTTAAAGTCTTTGTTCCGTATGTGCACACCTTACTTGAAGATAAAAAATATCCCATTATTAGCAGTCAATCACACATATCAAACTCAAGAGATGTTCTCTAAGGCAGTTGTGTCTGGTGGCACTGGTATATATTACTCTGCTGATAACATATGGATATTAGGCAGACGTCAGAATAAAAAAGGCACAGAGATTGAAGGTTATGACTTTGTGATTAATGTTGAGAAGTCTCGTTTTGTTAAAGAGAAATCTAAGATACCGATTACTGTGTCGTGGGATGGTGGAGTAGAAAAATATTCTGGTCTATTAGAGGTTGCCCTAGCTGGTAATTATGTAGGCAAACCTTCTAATGGATGGTATTGTCGAATTGATCAAGAAACAGGCGTATTAGAAGACCCTAAAGTGCGTGAAAAAGATACACTTAACACACAGTTTTGGAAACCTATATTTGAAAATACAGACTTTAAGGAGTTTATTATGAAACAGTATCAAATTGGGCATAAGTCCTTAGTAGATATGGATGCTATTATTGATGGAGATACATCGTGATAGAATGTTTACTTGTCGGAGGTTTATTCTATATTGCTGGAATAGACCTCTATGAAAAACCTTACATGTTGTCAGTTAATAGCATTGTGAAAGTTACTGAACACAGTGAGCAAGCATATTTTAGTTCAGAAAACACATATAAGTTTACAGCGATATACACTGTAAACTCGCCTGAACCAATGATAAAAGAAGACGCATCAATGATAAAAGTCCTAGAGAGCTTAGTACGATGTGAAAAATTGCTTGGCGAAGACGTTTGAGCTTTACACCTATTAAGGAATATGATATAATGAATTTAATTGAAAATGAAGACTACGAACTAATTCCAAAAGATGTAGAAGGATGGGATATACGCATCTTAAAAGGTGATTACGTAGAGACTGTAATATCATTCTCTACGCTAAAATTGGATGAAGTGACGGAATCTATTAGGTTTAGTTTTGATATAGTTTCATCACCTAATACAGAATTGACAGTTGACAACAATCAATTCAATCGTTATGTAGGCGGAATACTAGGAAATATTTTAGAAATAGGAACGACGAATGATACAAACGGAAGCCATAAACCTAGAGCAAACGATACTCAGGAACTTATTAACTAATGAAAAATTCACACGTAAAGTTTTGCCTTTCGTTAAGCCTGAATACTTTCAAGGTGTGTATACGCAGTTGTTCAAAGAAGTGGGTAAGTTTGTTAATAAATATAATAAGCTCCCACAACTTGAAGAGTTTAAGATTGAACTAGACCAGAACGATCGCTTTGGTGATAACAATTATGCTCAAGCTATGGAAATACTACCCCACGTCTTTAAAGCAGAAGATGTTAATCACCAATGGATTTTAGACACCACTGAAAAGTGGTGTCAAGATCGTGCAATATATAATGCTATTATGCAATCGTTTACTATAATTGATGGTAAGCATGAGACGTTAAGTAAAAATTCTTTACCTGACATCTTAACTGATGCTTTGGCTGTATCATTTGATACTAATGTTGGTCACGACTACATAGAAAATGTAGAAGAACGTTTTGATTTTTATCACTCACAAGAAGAAAGAATACCTTTTGACCTTGATTACTTCAATAGAATTACAGGTGGCGGTCTACCAAACAAGACATTAAACATTGCTTTGGCTGGCACAGGTGTTGGTAAATCATTGTTCATGTGTCACGTAGCGGCTGGTGCTTTGTGTCAAGGCAGAAACGTACTGTATATCACAATGGAAATGGCAGAAGAACGCATAGCCGAACGTATTGATGCAAACTTATTAGATATGCCTATTGGTGATCTTGATACATTGACTAAGACTATGTTAAAAGATCGTGTTACTAACATTAGACGTGCTGGTAATGGTAAACTTATAATTAAAGAATACCCTACAGGGCAAGCAAACACTTCCCATTTTCGTGCGTTACTAAACGAGTTGAAGTTAAAGAAGAAGTTTGTTCCTGAAATAATCTTTGTTGATTATCTTAACATATGTGGCTCTGCACGGATGAAGGCAATGGGTGGATCAATTAACTCATATACATATATCAAAGCCATAGCAGAAGAGATGAGAGGACTTGCAGTTGAATTTAACTTACCGATTGTGTCTGCAACGCAGACGACACGTACTGGTCACACTAGCTCAGATCCTGGGCTTGAAGATACGTCCGAGTCTTTTGGATTACCCGCAACAGCCGACTTAATGTTCGCTCTAGTATCTACAGAAGAACTAGAAGATCAAGGTCAAATTATGGTCAAGCAACTTAAGAATAGATACAACGATCCTAATAAAGATAAACGTTTCTTAATCGGTGTAGATAAAAGCAAAATGCGTCTGTATGACGTAGAGTTGGGTACAGAAGGTATCATAGACGATAGACCTGTATTCGATAAGTCTCAAGTCCAACAAAAGTTTAACGAATTTAAAGTAGGATAATACTATGAAAGTAAAACTAATAGCATGTACACAACCTATTAAAGGTGCGATTATAGGCATTGATAGTATGCAAGACTTGATTTCGTATTGTGCAAAAGTATCTAATCCTAGCGGACAGATGAATATGGAATCTGCTGACAAGCTTTTAAATTATCTTATGAAGCATAAACATTGGTCGCCATTTGAAATGGCGTCAGCTACGATAGAAATAGAAACTACACGTGACATTGCACGCCAGTTACTACGGCATCGGTCAATGGCGTTTCAAGAGTTTTCACAACGTTATGCTGATCCTCGGAGCATGGAAACCTCATTTGTTGTGCGTGAGGCACGTATGCAAGACCCTAAGAATCGTCAAAACTCTATACCGACTGATGATATTGTATTAAAAGCTTGGTGGGATGCTCAACAGAAATTCTTACTTGAACATACCAAACGCATATATAATGAAGCTATAGAGTATGGTATTGCCAAAGAGCAGGCACGTTGTATCTTACCAGAAGGTAATACAGTGTCACGATTGTATGCAAACGCTTCTATTCGGTCTTGGATACATTACATCGAATTACGTTCTGGTAATGGAACACAATTAGAACACATGGAACTTGCACGTGCTATAGCCTATGCAATCAACATACAGTTTCCTATGATTAAGGAGTTTGTTAATGACTGAGATCAATCTACGCAATAAAGCCTTGTTAAGTACACTAGATGGTTTTATTGATGAGTTCTTTCATACAAAAGGATACGATAATCCTGAACATGTGATTTCTGCAAAAAAAATTAGAACAGATCACATGCACCCTTGTAGCCGAGATTACTTAGAAGTAATGTTAGAAAATCAAGAATACCATGAAGGATTTCCTGAAACACACATGGCTCAACCTATGTCTAGTATGGTGGCAAACGATCATATATGGAGTGCTTTTAGAGACAAAGTAAGGTATGACTTTGCCAAAACTATTGGTGCGCAACATAATGCTTTAATAAACTACTATCCGCCTATGGGTCACGTAGGTTGGCACACTAATTGGAATGCCAATTGCTATCAAGTATTGTTTACATGGTCAAAAAATGGTGATGGTTACTTTAGGTATTATGATCAAAGTCAAGATAAGATTATAACTGTACAAGATAAACCTGGTTGGCAAGCTAGGCACTATTATTTTGGACGTAAAGATGAGCCAGAGCATCATTGTTGGCACTCTGCATGGGCTGGATGTGATCGTATTACATTGGCATATAAGTTTATTAATGGTAGCAAAATCAATTATCTTGATGAGACTGCAAGATTGTTGAGAGATCATTTAATAGAAGAAATGGAATCTGAGGAATAAATAATGGGTAAATTACTTTCTACATTCGTTAGTACCGAAGGCAGCATTTTAAATGGACAGTATTGTGAAATACACGCCAATATAAAAGAAGAGTATTTCTATATCAAATGGTTTACACCAGATAAGAATGAATTTTATAGACTAGAGTTTCTTGGTAAGTCTTTACATGACGTTGAAGAACATGCAAACAATTGGCTGGTTGCCTCAGAGGTTCTATCATAATGTTTACTGTTGATATGGTAGATGATGAGTCTCGCATAACATTGCTAGATGAGACTGGGGAGTTAGATGACGTTATAGTCAATATCTATGATGATTATTGTCACATAATACAGCACGATGATACCACTGGTAGGACTGATGTTATTACTATGACATCACTACAGTATTGGGAGCTTATGCATGCTTGGAATAAATCGACTGGTGCATACAAAACTACCTAAAAATAAGTGTTGACAAACTCTTTCAAATCGTTTAATTATAATGTATAAGTTAAACAGAAAGAGAACCAATGCTAGTTCAAACCACAATGACTGAAAACAACAAAATGTGTTACAGCCTTGAAGCGCGTGGCACTAAGTATGAAGTTGTTAATGATCGTGACGGCTTCTATGCTGTTTGGTCTAAGCGTAATAGCTTGACAAATACTCAGCTAGTTCTTATGACTTTGAAAGAAATGAAGTCACGTTCTAAAGCTCTTAATCACTTAGCAACTCTTATCGAAATGGAGGTATGATATGTATGACGATAACTTATTTTCAGATTTTCACAAAGAAGTCTATGGCTTCCGCCCTCGTGGTGTAATCATGGATAACTGGAACTCAATGGCACCTGCTGAAAAGCAAGTTCGTTGGGATCAGCTTTGCGAAGAAATGCATGAAGAAGAAACAAGGAGATTGAAATGCTAGAACAGTATGAAAATGAAATCAAAAAGTTAGAAAAATATCTAACTACGTTCTATGGTAACACTTCATCAGTAAGAATGAAGAAGTACGCAATTGAGAAGAAGATTGCCAAATACCAAGACATCGTTGATGAAATGAAGTTAATACTTGCAATGGACAAATAAAATGAAAAACGCATACATGAATGACATCGACATCCAAGCATTAGCCGAAGCGGCTTTGACATCTTACGAAGCAACAGCATCTTGGAAGCGAGCATTTGATGCCGCTGTTGAGTTTGCCGCTGACGAATGGGAAATCAAAGCAACACAATCTCAAGCGGCAACAGCCGTACGCATCGCGCAAACAGGTTGGCAGGGAATTAGACAAAGCGTCAAAAAAGTAATTTATCATCCTCAATATTAATTTAAATTATTTTCATTTAGGGCTTGACAACCCCGAATCGGTGTGCTATTAAAATAGTATAGAAACAAAGAAAGTGAGACTTGCACATGACATATGAAGAACAAAGCGAATACTTCGGTTTCCACCAAGATGCTCTGAACTACAACTCAATCTGGTCTTGTGACACCGAGTTCACTAGCCTTGATCAAGTGATGTATGAAGGTGAGTGGGAAGGTACTGCCTGTAAGGGTGACAGTCAACAGAAGATCACTTATGAAGTTATTTCTAAAGATGCTACAGTTGAGCAGATGATGAACAACACTCAAGAGAAGATCGTCTACAAAGCCTATGTCATAGGTAATACTGTCAAAGAGTTTTGGAAAGCCGCCGAATACTTGATCACACAGTCTGCTATTGAGCAAGACAACCACCACAAATATGTGGAAGGTTTCGATAGACAAGCAGACGGCTCATTTGAATTAGTAACAGGATCTTAATATGTTAGATTTTTTTCCTTCCGCCTACGAACTTCCATCAGCTAGTGAGTGTAAAGATTACGCTCATTACTGCCAGACCAGAACTGCTGTTGGTCTTGGTGTTATGCCAAAAGATTTATTTATTGAAATAAAAGGGTTGACAAACCAATCCGAATCAAATATAAAGATGGTATAGAAACAAAGAAAGCGAGAATCACATGTTTAGAATTCCTAATTTTTATCAAGACGAAGTTTCCTTCCAAGAGGGTTGGGATACTATGACACGACATGGTCGAGGCGATACTCTTGAAGGTATGAACGCAATGCAGAACGCTTGGGATGAATACATCGCAAGTCAAAATGATTTGTTCAACGGCAAAGTAGCTGTTGTAGCTTTTGAAGATGATGATGAATTCTTTGATCACTATAGCGGTGAAGTTAATGCCTACAACGCCGTGTTCTCAAACATGCAACCAATGTTCGCTTAAAGGAGATATTGTAATGGTAATAAGAAACTTAAATATGACACAAAATTTGGGTTATGTATTAACTCCTGCACCTGAAGTATCAGAAGATTTTAAATTAGGATTGCTACGTATTGAAGCTGAAAACGCAAAGATTTATGCTGAAGAATATGGTGATGAAATTTGTGTGGAAGTTGACAAATGAATACAGTAGTTTTAATGGCGTTATTGGCACAAGATCCAGAAGGTATGGAGTGCCTAGCCAAAAACATATATTTCGAATCTCGTAATCAATCACATTTAGGTCAAATGGCAGTCGCCCATGTGACTATTAATCGTGTATTAGATAAGCGTTATCCAGATACAGTTTGTAAAGTTGTACATCAAGGATTGAAGCATAGCAGTGGTGCAATGAAACGTCATAGGTGTCAGTTCTCTTGGTATTGTGACGGACTCACAGACGTCCCTAAGAACATTGATTTATGGTTTCAGTCACACATGGTGGCTTTAGACTCTATTGACCTTTACGAACAGTTTGATGTTTCAGAAGGTTCGACACATTATCACACAACAGGCGTGTATCCTAATTGGGCACCGACACTTGATGAAAAAGTTCGTATTGACGATCACATCTTTTATCGTTGGAACTAAACACCTAGATCATTAATACCAACATCACCTCTTGCAGGGAAGTAGTCAGTCATATGACCTTCCCTGTAAAGGTCTAGTGTAAGACAATGTAGTCCACCATCAAAGAAGTATCTGTGTCGCCAAGGTACGTGGATAGGTTCCATTTTATGCTTTTTAAGATAAGCATTCACTTTTGGGTTCATGTTGTTTACACAAACGTGATGCTCATCTAGCACAAGACAGTTAACGTCAAATACAGTTTCTTCTGTATACCCTACCCAACCATTAAGCCAACTTTCGACAAACATTGTAAACTCGTCGTTGTCTTCTTCTCCAGGCACCCACCATTTACCTAGTACCTTTTTTTTCATTTTTAAAAAGCCGTTGACCTTTTCCCAACTTTGCTCAGGTAAATATAAAAGATCCCAATCAGGAAATGTCTTATCATAAAATTGTATATCTTCTAGGCTTATAATCACTCCTGGCTTTAACGTATGAAAAACTCCGTCATTATGACCACCTATTTTAAGATAGTTTAATCTAATATCTTTTGTAGACTTCAGGAGTTCTTGCTGTTGCCATGGACGAATAGGTGTATCATTTGTATCAATGTAAAGATCACGTCCAACCATAGTATATTGAGGTGCGTGTATAACTTCTTTTTTAAACCCATCCAGACGACGACCTGAAACACTATCGACTCTTAAATCAACGACGTCAGTGTTGTTATATTTTTTTAATAACTTACCCCAAGGATCGTTGGTTTCAATATCTGTGTAAACAATATTGTTACCAACTACAAGTTGTGCATCTCTAGGACACAAGGGTGGCCTAGGCACACCTCCTCTTCCCATACGCATTCTACCTTTTTGATCTACGTGGTTCATAATATTATCATTTGTATCTATTTCAGGACGTAATACAGTGCAACCAAAATCTTTTAATACATTAGAATAATTTTCTAAGTCTTCTTGACACTCATCTGCAATTCTATAGAAACAATCCCTAGTGTCCTTACTCTTAATATCCTTGTAGAATTCTTTGTTATAAGTATCACCAAGGACAACTGTTTTTAATTTGTCCCATTTGTTCCAAATATTGTATTGATTTTTCATAAGGTGCCTCAATGATCTTTTCACGTATAGACTTATCTATGTCATACTATGACGTGTGTTTAGATTACAAATTTATTAGTGATGTCCATAATAAGATACCACAGCTTAATAGTATATATACAAAATATTGTAAGTATAAAAAGTTTCAAAGTCATATGCCTATTTTTGATACTGAATATCTTGATCCGTTACATGACATAATTGGATACTATGATAATGAAAAGTTAATTGCATTTAGTATAATACGTAAGCACAGCACTTCTGATGCAGAAGCGATTCAATTTGCGTGGAATTATGAGAAACCATCTTTAAGTATTGGAGCTAAAAGTCTTTTTACAGAATGTGCCTTGTATAAAGAGAGTGGATATGATTACTTATGGTTAGGTGAAAATCAACCATATAAAAGCAAATTTGATGGATATGAAGAAATGGGACCTCTATAATGGATGTATATACAATTTACGCAGATCACAAAGAAGGTGTAAACGCACACTGGTTTGTAGCTGAAATGAAAAAGTTTTTAAGTAAGATGGAAAAAAACGGAGCGATTGAAAGTTTTCGTATCACTCGAATGAAGCTAGGCTTTAGGTCTATGGACTTGCCAGAGTTTCGCATTGATATGGAATTTAAAGGCTTACAACAATTAGATGATGCTATGACAAATGTGATACGTAATGACGATGATATAGAGAAAGAGCATAAAGGTTTCAATCATCTTGTCGATGTAGAAACGATTCAACACTTCTTATATAGAGACTTCCCTGATGATTAACGAAATGATGGAACTCGAAGAAGACGTATCAGATTGGATAAAAACCTTTGTGAGCCAACCTAACCAGTCTTTGGGATACGAACCTTGTCCATATGCACAAGCTGCATTAGACAAAGGTAAAATACATTGGTGTTATGTTGAGCATAAAAAGGACATAGCAGTTCAACTATATCAATACGCAACATTCAATAAACAGTTTTGGGATAGGATAGAAGTTATCGTAATAGGGATAAAGCCTGATATGATAACAGCCAAAGAACTAGAACAAGAAGTTGATGAAATGAATACACAAGAGTTATTACCAAGAGGTTTTATAGCTTTGCCAGATCATCCTGACGATAAAGAAATTATCAATGGCGTTGAAATGAACCAAGGTAAGTGGGCATTAATACTTTTACAGTCAAAAGATAAGTTAAACCTAGCAAGTCGTAAGTTAGACAGGCTAGGTTATTATGATAGTTGGTCTGAGTCTAATAAAGAGGATGTTTTTAAAGGGCGATAAACTGTAGGTTTCCACCCTTTGTTATCGACTATCATTTGCATCTTTACAGGATTATTCCATACACCTTCTTGGTGACGACTTTTTACTTTATTACTCATTCTTAAATTGAGTGCCATTGTACTTTTGTAAGTCATTAATAATCTCCATTAGCTATATCAAATAGATTCTTAACGCATCCATCAATTCTTTTGTCAAGAGAAGCTATGTCGTCATCAGTTAAAAGGTTTATTTTTTTTTTCAACAAGATTTCCAAGAGCGTAATCAGATAATTCAAGTTATCGTCTGTATCAGCCACCTCACACGCCGCTTCAATTTCAAGATCTGGTATGAGGTCACTCATTATGCAGCTTCTAGCATTGTGAAAGGTACGTTGTACTTAGAACCGCGCATAGAAACGACTGCTTTTTTACTGTTCATTTTTTCAATAATACCAGAAGTGCGTTTTGTTTTTTGCACAACCCATACTGAGTCGCCTACGTTGAAAGTCACTTGAGCAGAGATAGATTTAATCTGTTGAGCTATATTGATAATTTGTGAAAGCTCTGATTGGCTCATTTCTATCATTGCATTTTTGATGTCTACTATTTTCATTTTCTGTCCTTTCAAAGACTTTTGATTAACTCACTCTTATTTTATAGATAATCATTTTAATGTTGTCAACCCCTAAATATTAACCTTTCTAATTTATTTTTTTTACCAGTCAATAGGAAATTCATCTCCGTTGGTGTCATAATAACAACCATCTGCACCAATGTCTTCTGGATACTCAGCACACAGCTTAGACAACAAGTCTTTGCTATCTTTGGCTTCAATAGTGTCGAATACAACTCCATACTCACCATCAAAAACTACTTCATAACTATTCATTTAAACTCTCCCATTTTAAATCCATCACTCACTATTTTGACTACTCGGAATACTCATAAAAGTTATCATTTACTAGGTACTCATCATCACCAGTTTTTGTAACAAAGCCTGCTTTTAACGCTTTCTCAAGCAATTGGTCTGCACTCAATTCAAAGTTAAATGCAGGAGCCTGCCACATAAACAATTCTTTTTTAGTTACTTTTTCAAACGTAGCCATTTTATAATACCCTTTTATTAACTAACTTATACATACTTCTACAATAAAAAAAGGGAGCTGTCAACCCCCTTTTTCAATAATTTTGTATTCGTTTTAATCTTTTTTGATTACGACTACTACTCCATATACAATAACTGCATATGCGGCTATCACTGCAAGAGGTCCTAGTATGAGAAATGCAATACCTGCACCTATCATAACAGTGCCGTCTAAAGTAGTTCGTTCATTTTTCCTAGCCTTGATCCAATCTTTCATTTTTCTAATTCCTTTATACGTTTTTCTAATTCATCAATTTTTTTAGTTACATGCGGATACTTCTTTCTCCAAACATCGTCTGGTTGTTGTAACCAATTCCAACCCCACTTCACAACAAGATAATTTAACACCTTATCTAATTGTCTGTACGACCAAAGACCAGCACGTGTGTCCTTAAAGTATGCCAAGAACGCCGCACCAAGACACGCACCAATAATACTAGTGTATATCCATAGAGTGCTATCAAATAACCCCATCATTTATTAAATGATGCAGCGTAAAGAACTGCTTGCTCGTCAACTACCCCTTCGCTTATTAGTCTTTTTCTATTAATCATGTGTAGTTCTAGTACATCATCTTTATTCTGACCTGTATATGGTACGGCATGGCCTTCGTCAATCATTATTTGTGTAATTCGCACACCATCATCTGTGAGGAAGTCTCCTAGGATACGACCAAACTTACCCTTCATATCTTCTCCCTTTTTAGTCATCACAGTCTTAAGAATTGGTTTAGCACCCAATAGCTCTTTCAATCTGTATTTTGCGGCAAGACCAAATACTTTTTCGACTTTATCACTAGTTCGACTTTCAGGTGTATCAATACCCATAATACGAACACGCTCATTCGAAAGTACAACACCAAATCCCAAATCAATGTCAACATCGACTGTATCTCCGTCTATTATTTTATTAATGGTAGATCTATATTCATACATTTTTTATTTTCCTAAATATTTTTTATAATTATCCATCCCATGGTCATAAGCACCATCGAACATTTGCCATTTCTTTATAGCACGCCACCGACCTCTGAATTGGTCTTTGACTCTTTGCCATTTAGTCATCTTTCTTATGTTACCATAGTAGTTTATGTAACGTAGTTCTCCGTGGTGTCTGTATCCAAGAAACGAAAATGGTACTTTTGCCACAACGTCGTTATTATTAACAAAGCGGTAATGTAGTACGTCGATAGACTTAACAAAACTTCTACTCCCAGCTTTAGGACTTCCGTATGTGTATAGGCAAGTACAGGATTTCTCTAGTTTACTTGCCGCCAAGGTTGCCATAGCCGCACCCAATGAGTGACCTGTGATAAAGAGTTTACGATCTTTCAGTTCTTTTTTTAATACCAAAGATAGTTGTGTCCAAACCTTGTCTAGCTCATTGCAAAATCCTTTGTGAACCAAACCACCAGCTTCCCATTTTTTTGGTATAGCGTTAAGGTCTGCTTTAATATCTGAAAATTCATCAGGCTCAGTTCCACGAAATCCAATGATTACTTCTTCATCGTTCCATACGACGTGGCACTGCGCTCCATTATGTTCAATGAACTCATGTTTGCTATATCCCATTGCCTCGAATACTGCTTTTGCTTTAGCCTTATCTTCGTATGCAACTTTAGCAATTATAGCCATTTCGTGGCTTCGTTTAATATTTTCCATTTCTTTCCTTATTTAGTAGTGGCGACGAAAATTCCATCCCAGTCTTTTGGTAGTTTCTGTGTTTTCATAAACTCACATCGTTCAATCCACATTTCATAATAGCCATCCATTCTTTCGTCAAAATGCTTTTGTAAAGTGTGGCACATACTGAGTGCATCGTCAAATTCTTGTGCACGATAATGCTCATGCATTATGTTGTGCATCTTTTTACTTTTCTTGTAATGTGTTTTAATGTCATCAAAGACTGTATATATTTCTAGTCCTACAGTCTTACCCTTCACTGCTAAATCATCTAGTTTTAAATAAAAGAAATCGTCCTTGGTGACTTTGTATGTTGCAGGTCCTACAATCAATACAACTCCATAACCTTTACATGCGGATTCAAGTCTTGCGGCGGTGCTAACAGCATCTCCAAGAATGTCGTAGGAGTGTCTGGCTGTCGATCCCATTTCTCCAATGTAACCGAGACCAGTATTGATACCAGCACCCATACCCACAGGCGGTCTCCCTTCGGATATAATATACTCATTAAACTTCTCCACTGCTTTTAACATGTTTAGTCCTGTTTGTACGGCAGTTTTAGGGTGATTAGGATCTTCCATAGGCGCATTATGAATATGCATTGAAGCGTCACCAATATATTTAATAATCATACCATTGGCTTCAAGCACAGGTTTTGTAATAGCATCCATGTAACTATTCATAATCAATGTTAGTCCTTTTACGTTATCACCAAATGATTCTCCTAAAGGTGTAAATCCACGTAGATCTGAGAAGCATATAGAAACTTCTTTCTTAGTACCATCTTTAATAAGAGATGGGTTTTTTTGTAGTATCTCCACAACTTCTTTAGAAGCGTAGCCAGCAAACTGTTTTTTAATCGCTTGTTTCTCTAGGAACTCACGAACAAACTTAATACCATAAACTTGCAAAGCTATTATAACAAATGTTATAACAGGTGCGCTTACATCTATTAATATCTTGTCTGTCGCATAGGCGTACATAGAGTATGGCACAATAGACCCAATAAGAATAAACGTTGTTATTAAACCTATTATCATCCAACGACTTAGAATAATAAGCAGTAAAGACCCCACTAGAAGGCAAATTAGCTCCACTGACGTAGCCCAGTCTGGTCTATTGATGTTTGTGCCCGCTATCATCGTTCCCAATACCGCCGCTTGTGTTTCACCAGCAAATACACTGCCTGAAGCCGTTGGTATTGGATTAGATATACCCGATGCAGTCACATCTACAATAACAATAGCACCATTAAAATTATCAGGAAGATCTGCTATGGATACATTCTGGCTTTTTTGACTCCAATCAATCCATACACGACCCTCATTATCAGTAGGAATAATACCAAATTTTGGTATTCTCATTTTCTCTACACCATTGGGTTGTAACTTAATCTGAAAGTTTGTATCTCCAGCAAGAACACGTAACGTCTCTAAAGCAAGGCTTGGATATAACGTACCATCAACAACTGCTACTGTGGACATACGCCTTACTACACCATCAATTTCTGGTTCTGTAGATACAATACCAGCACCAACAGATGCATATTCTATAACAGGAACGTTTGCAATAATGCCACCATAAGGTAATAACACATCAAGGTAATCAGCATTAATGATAGCCGCCCCTGGATTAATAGGCTCGTTCTTTGTTTTATTACTAGGTCTACTAGGCAATACGACTGGCAGTTCTAGCATGACATCTGCCATATAATCGTCACCACCAAAGCGATCTTCTTCTGGCATCATAATATTCCATACGACAAGTCCAGCACCTCTATCATATAAGTCTCTTATTATATCGCCATATATTTTACGTGGGAAAGGATATTGTCCGTACTTGTCTAATGTGGCTTCGTCTATCTCTGCAACGAATATATTGTTTTGCACAGGCTCTTGGTTGACTATAAGCGTGTCAAAGTAGTTTAGTTTAACACTCTGAACAAAGCTAGATGGTACAGCAAATATATAAACTAATGCCATAAGAGTGATTAATGCCCACCAAGGACTTAATAGTTTTTTCATATCAATTACCTGTTTGAGTCACATTCAAAGCACACCCATTATAACTAGAGCAAGTACCTGTAATAGTGTAGCTTTGACTTGTGCTTCCTGTTTGAGTAGAATTTATTTGTGCAGTGCCACGATTATTGGGTGTATTAATATCTATATAGACATAATGGTTGCCACTACCAGTTTGAGTGCCATTAAAGTTGTGTGGATTGCCTTCAAAATCTAAGATCATAGTTTTGTCTGCACCTGTTTGTGTGATATTTGCAGTATTATTATTACCATCAACATCGAATGTGATACTGTGATTATTACCATCTTGATCGACATTCAACGTAAAGTCATTACCGACTTGGCTTAATATCAGTTCGTTAGCCCAAAGGCTATTGGGTAATGTTAATAGAATTACCAGTGTTGTCGCCCAACCTATAGTCATACAATTCCCAGCCTCCTTGTTTTAGGTCTATGGTATATCCATATCCTTGATTTAAAGTTAACTCTACAAAGTTATTTCCGTTGTCGTCACGTCTTGAAAACACCCAGTTAGGGCTTTGGTTCATTAAAGTAATACCAGTCGTAGGATCAAATCCGTACACATTTTGTTCTCTTCTCAACATAGACGAGTTCTGTGTGGCAAGCTCATCTAAAAACAATTGCATCAAAGCTGAATTAAGCTGATCTAGCATGTCTATAAGCATGTCTTGTAATAGACTGTCAGTGTTATCTAATGCCGTCAACCAAATACCTTCTAGTTCCTCAGTCAATGCATCATAGTCTAGTCCATCGAATTGAAGGAAGTCTAGTCCTAAGAAGTCTGCATCTTTAATTTTCTTCTTTAATATTTTTGCCACTTCTTCTTCATATGGTTTGACTTTACGCAACAACAATAAAGAATTTATCATGGATTCGTCAAGGTCTAATAATAAAGGTTTTGTTGGGGGACTCATGCTATTGGAAGCTATTGTGGCTTGAAAGGCTTGGTTTAATAAAACAAAACCAGCATCAGTTTCGACAGTTATTTCTCCGACATAACACATTCCAGCAGTATCACAGCTAGGTAATAGTGTGATCATAGATCCACCAATTTCATCTATGACCATAACAAAGTCAGTACCACGAACACCGATAGTTGCAGAAGGTGTTCTAATTCTTACGTTCTGTCTATTACGCTTTGCTATCTGACCACTGGCATAACGAACAGTGCCTAATGTCGCCTTTAGACCCAAAGACCCTTTACCACTTGCAGGATCATACACAAAATCGTCTATAAGAAGTCTTGAATGTTGTGTTATGTCAACTACTGTATCGTCTATAAAGTTAATCCGCATATTGGCATTTGCAGTAACAGCAGTATCAAGCATATCAATACCTGTGCCCTTCTCTGCTTCAATAGCATCTTCGCCTCTTTCAATAGCACCACTGCCATTAACAGAAGTTATCTCACCAATGTTTGCATACACTGGCGTTGCCATTACTATGAGTAATGATAAAAGTCTCAACATCAGTCTGATTGAGTGATATTGATAGCTTGATTATCACCATTCGTGGTAAGATTAATCATGTTATCGTATACACCACTTTGATTAAGAACTACTGCGTGACCTCGACCTGTAGCATTGAATACAATAGTGTGTCCTATACTATCTCCGTTACCAGCAATATCAATATCTAATGTGCTGTCAGTTGTTTCAAGACTAGATGCACCATTAATAGTAACAGTAACCACTGCACTTGTTCCATCAATATCAGTTGATATAATGTTATCATCGTCTGTTACTGTGAAGTTTACTGTTGCACCATCACCAGATGCGTTCTCGCCTATCTTGATTGTGTAGTCTTGGTTATCACCTACAGCCGCAATATTGAGTGTTACACTATCACAGTTACCTATTGCAGCACTACTACAAAGTAATATGACATCACTGTTATCACCAGTGAATGTCCAAGTACCTGTATAAGTCGCACCTAATATTTGTGCGGCAATAGTGTTTGTGTTACCTGTTTGTGTAATACTGAATGTCATATTGTCTGAAGCATTACTCGTCTTACCAAGTACAACAGCTTGACCAGAGGTACCAATGACGTTGTTTTGTCCGTCTTGCACAATATCCAAGTCTAGTGTATCACCTACTTGTGAGATATAAATGTCGTTACTAAAGCTAGGGCTAGTCAATAGACCTAACATAGTGGTTATATAAAAATATTTTTTAAAACGTCTATTCATTGCTTTGTTCCTTGAATTTCCAGAATTCTTTCTTAGCTCCTTCGTTTATCAATTCAATAACGCCAGCTTCAATCGCTGCTCTAACTGCATAATTTACTGGTTCATTCACGCTATAACCAGATTCGGCCTCAACTAATTTTGTTCCCATATCAAAAAACTTAAATACATCTGCGCCATTACTATGACTAGCTATTGTTTTTTCTGTGGCTACACTTAGTAATACTTTACCTGTGCTAACACTTACTAATCTCATAACTATTGTGACTGTATCTACTCTGTATTGTGTCTGTATTCCGATACCCAAATACCTAGCACCAGTTCCACCTGTAGAAACATTGCTATCATATCCGACAATACCGCCTTCTAATATTAAACCTGCAAACACCATAGGCTTTAATGGTGTAGGTCCTGTCTTTAGGTTCTTTTCATAAACATCTCTTGTATTACGCACTAACTGTCTTTCCTTGATCAAATTATCAAGACCGACCCTTTCAACTACTTCAAACCATGTAGAGTTACCGACATCTTGTAACGCCTTAATAACCCACACTTCGCCACCTTGTGTGACTGCACTTGACAAACTTGAATTGTCAGCAGGCTTTCTTTGACCTGTCTTGTCAGCAAATTGATAAACTGCTATAGTCATTTTAGCACCATCAAGCTCTGGCATATCTTGCAATGAATTTCCTAATGGTGAACCTTGCACTTTAGGAACAGCATTAATAGGAGCTTCTATGTCTGCACACGCTCCCATGAAAAGCAACATTATTAATAGACCAATTCTCATTAGAACGTAAATTCTCCAGCACCGGGAATAGTAATCTCAGTAGTTCCATCGACGTTTGATATAGTCAATGTTATTGAACCAGTGGTACTATCTTTTACCCAAGTGATTGTACTACCTTCAAGTTCAGTAGTTCCTGATGTTGCACAATCGTCACCTGTACATGCCGCAAACATACTGTCTACCATTTGTTTACTTAACGTCGCATATATTCTTGACTCTAGGTTTGTAATAAATTTGTTTAATGTTGTGTTGCCTAATTCTCTTTCTATACGTCTGGCCTCGGCCTCGGCTTTATCTTTAACATCCTCTTTACGATTGTGTATAAGTTGTTCTGTACTTAATACGTGACTACTGTATCCATTACCATTAAAAGATGGACTACTAAACTTATGGACAAGTTCTGCATTAACTTCGGTAGAAGTCAGTAAACAAATTGTGCTTAAAGCTATTAGTATTTTCATTTACCATCTCCTGTACTGTTAAATGCTTCACTACGTGATTGATACTTGTTAACCATATCATCAAGTTCTTTTTGTTGTTCGCCGTCCATCTTGGATCTATATTCTAATACCATTGATAATTTACTATTCAAACGAATCATATCATTATCTAACATGCGAATACGATCAACTAATCTGATTAATGTAAACATAGTCTCACCTACAACAGGATCAATTGTTTCTGTTACCCACTTCCATATAAAATAAATAAAATATCCCATGCCCATTGCGGCAATAATAGGAAATCCGTATTCACCTATCGCTTGTGCTAAATCAACTTCCATTAATCACGCCTTGCATCGTCTTTACCTTCATTAGCGGCAATTCTATCTATGTTAGGTTTAACGTTTAACGCATAACTTAACAGTGCATCAATTTTTACCAAATCGTTATTCATTGTTTGTACACGATTGTCTAGTGATCCAATAATATTCTTTAACGTAGTTACAGAATCGGTCACACCAGCTAGGATAAATTTAAGTGTAAGAAACACAAAACCTCCAGCCGCCAACGCTCCAGCGATAGGAAATCCAACGTCACCAACTAATGATAAAAAATCCATATAGTATACTCCTCCTTCGCTTTGATACACTATTTATAACTTTATTTATATAAATAACCTCACTTAAAGGAGATTTTAATGGCTAAAAAACTAGAAACTGACAGCATACTTAATGATGCTGATTTAGACGGAGACGGCATCATAACAGATGCGGAATTAAATCGACACGAACGAATGATTAGCATTGAAAATGCAGATAAAAAGCAAGATGCAATGCGAAATATGGCATGGTTTGCTTTAGGTGGAATGTTATTATATCCATTTGCAGTAGTCGTTGCTATATTAATGGGTGTGCCTGAAGCGGCAAAGATATTAGGAAGCATGGCTCCTACATATTTTGTATCGGTTGCTGGTATTGTTACTGCATTCTATGTAAGTACAGTGTACTCTAAACCTAAGACATAAAGTAAAACTAGGGGATTTAAAATTCTCCTAGTTCTATCACTTCACTATATTTTTTTATTCACCAGAAGGGTTTCTATCTTTACATAACATATCAGATGCTTTAGTTTCCCATATCCACGGAAGTAATCCATGTACTATAAGAACTCCTGCAATTAAAAACGCATGAGCCAAATGACTCATGTATGACATTTCAATTTCTTTTAAATGTTTCATTTTTTCCTGTAGCTTCCATCTAACTCGTGTGTCCTTGAATTGTGGAATGCCCAAATTGAACAATTGATCCAATTGTATTTTGCATACCA